GCAAAGAAGAAGGCTACGAGCGAGACTTCGCGCCGCCAGTCGCGGTAGCCTGCCAATTTGCCAGTTGGTTTGAGTACCGTAAATCCCGAACGGCTTACACTCCACATCCGGGCGTGGGAGTTCCAGCCTCTCCATCAGCCCAGTACGAATCGCTGGCTCCCTCCGTGGGAGCGACGACGCCGGAATTTAAGCAGTTTTGCGGCCCTGATTGTACTGAACATGACCGGCCAACAGATCACCGAGCATTGTCGGGCGTGGGCGCTCCAGCCTCTCCGCCAGCCACGACAGCCACGCCGGACGACTCCAAGGCAGCGCCAGCCACGCAGAGCGCGACAAATTGGCTGGCTGACAACAACGTTCCGAACAGGCTAGTCCATTACTTCGACGCTGATGGGCGAGAAGATACACAACATGCCGAACTATTGAGTGATTTACTTGAATCCTATCACGCCGCTAACTCCGCGCCAGCCACGGAACCTCCTGAGAATGGCATCACAAATGTCCACATGAAAGTGTATAGCGCGCCAGCCACGGAAGCGGGATCGCGGCAGTGGGATTGGAAACTTGCACTCGACATCGCAAGTTGTGGAGCGCTGGCAGTTGGCTATCTTGAGGCGTGTGATGCGCCGGCCGCCAAGGAAATATCGCGCAAGTTGGAAGCGGCAATTAAATCATTTCTGGCCGCTCAGTCCGCGCCCATTCCCGCAGAGCCGCCGAAGCATACGAAATGGGGGACGATCCGCAATCAGGCTGAAGTGCGTGACGGATACTGCATCAAGCAGGTCAATGGCATCTGCTTCAAACTGTACCTATTCGGCCACTTCGTCGGCGTTGAGCCGACCTACGACCGTGCATTCCAGAAGATCGACTCGCTTATGAAATCGGCTAAGAAGTTTGCCGAGGCGGAGTCTGAGGCCATTCCCGCAGAGGTCAAGCCGGACGTACCGAAGGAGAATCAATGAGAGTATTAGTCGCGTGTGAGTTCTCAGGAATCGTGCGTGAAGCGTTTCGGTTGCGTGGGCATGATGCGTGGTCGTGTGACTTGCTGCCGACTGAGATACCGGGCCAACACTTGAAATGCGACGTTCAAGAAGTGTTGGAGGACTTGCCAGTGTGGGATTTAATGATCGCCCACCCTCCATGCACTTACCTTGCGAGCAGCGGCCTGCATTGGAACAAGAGAATTCCGGGCCGCGACGAACTCACCCATGAGGCGATGCTGTTTGTGTTCAACCTAATGGGCGAAGGCTCAATCGCGCACGGCATCACGAGAATAGCGTTAGAGAATCCAATAGGGCGCATCTCAACAGCGTACCGCAAACCGAATCAGGTTATCCAGCCGTGGCAGTTCGGGCACCCGGAAGCGAAAGCAACATGTCTATGGCTGAAAGGTCTGCCTCCGCTACGACCGACCAACATCATTCCGCCCCGTGGGGGAGATGTGAAGCGCGGTTGGGATAATCAAACTCCGAGCGGACAGAATAAGCTCGGTCCATCGCCGGAAAGGGCCAAGAATCGGAGCCGTACCTATCAAGGGATTGCGAATGCGATGGCCGATCAGTGGGGAGTCGCGGAGTCTGGCCCCGTAGCGCAGCCCAAAGTCAGTCCCAAGCGATTCGGCGCAACTTCGTTTGACACAGGCACGACTCCGAGAGATTCCGATCACTGGGGAGAGGGTTAAAGGTCGCAGCCCAAAGGGGAGGAAAAGGTATGAGCATCGCGTTCGTGGATGGACAGTTTATCTCAGTTGCCAACAACGATTGTCCAAGGTGCTTCGGGAGTGGAATTGCATTCGGTCAGCCCTGTTACCGCTCCGGAGAAGCCGTCATTTCGGTCATGTTTTGCGACTGCATCACCATTAAGTTGGTTAAAAGCGAAAAAGACCTTGGATTAAAGGAAAAGGTATGAGGCAGATGAGACGTTCAAAGCTAAAGGCGGAGACAGCGGCTCCCGTATCCTCCCCTGTGGTCGCCAGGGAGGAAGGGCGCATTGAGCAGCCTGACCGAGTTACCGCATCGCTGGAAAAGATTCGGTCGGCGATTGAATCCGGCGAGGACAATGAAGCCCAGATCGAAGCAACGTTGCTGGCTGGTGAGTTCTATCGGAGTGGTTACGACGCTGGGGCATCAGAGTACGTGAAACATTGGGAAGGCCGAACTGAAACTTCCGAGCGGGAGAACTCCGAACTCAAAGCCAAGGTGAAAGGGTTGGAGTGGGAGACGGGAGCACAAAAGCAGCACGTCGAAAGCCTGACTGAGCGCTTGGAAACTGCGAAGCGGGAGAACGAAGAACTGCGGAAGATTGCTCAGGAATGCGTGGACAAATCCGGCAAGACTGACGAATGTTGTGATATTTGCGGATGGGATTCGCTGGGCGGAACACACGAAGCATCTTGCCCAATCGTTAAATTTGAGAAGTTGCTGAGGGAGGACCGATAACCATGCCTGACAAGCCGCCGCAATTACTTCTTCCGCCAGCGCCAGAGGTTGAGATGGGCGTGGATTACGGCAATATGCCGAGCATCGCAATCACGGAAATATGGAATCGTAAGACTGGCCGACGAGTAGCATGGCGCGTCGGCGAAGAACCTTGGGAGTTTGATAGAGAGGCCCTGAATGCCTGACAACGCAGCGGTAGAACGGGCGAAGCAGTCTTGGCGAAAATCAACCTCTTCCGGGCTATATCAGAACATGGCCAACTTCGCCGACTCCGAGAAGCGGGAGACGGTCAAGAGGATCGTGGCATCTATCCGCGAGTGTGGACTGTATGGCAATCACATTGCAGATCAGATCGAGCGCAAGTTTGGCGGCTCCGTGAAAGGATAATATGGCGTGTGAAAAATGTTGGGGCGATGCTTATTTGCGGTCGCTGCATAACGGGAAAACGCAGTCCGATAACTACCGGGAACTGCTGGATGAGCGCAAAGATAATCCCTGTATATTGGCGGAAGAGCGCGGTTGTGAATGTCTTACTCCTGTAATGGGACGCTTGGGTGCTTTCTGGACTTGCTGTTGCGGTATCGTCTATGAATTCAAAGAGCAAAAACTAGGCGGACCATGCTGGGAAAATAGCACGAGTTCGGCTCTGACAACGCAGCAGCGCCCAAGTTGACGGAGGGAAAATGAAAAAGAGAGACAGTCTGAGAGGAGAATGGTGAGTGGCGGAAATCATAACAAAGCGTAAGACGCGAAGTAGTCCTAGAGGAAACTGGCTTGTTGTCGAAATGCACCAAGGTAAGATTGTTTGGTGTACATGGGTGCAGACGTGGGCTGGGGTGCAAGCTTCGAAGCGCAATAAAGAGAAGTACCTCCATGAATATCAGAAGTTGGAGGATTTTCGTGCCGCACGCTCACATCACGCGAAAGAAGCAAACAAGGTGGGACGGGTTTTCGTTCTAGATATAGAAAGGATGCTGGATTTCGCAGTGACAGAAGGGGCGGACCAAATCAACGACCTCTACAAGTTATGGGAACGAAGTTGACCCCGAGCAACCCTGAGTTGACGGCGGAGCGAGAGAAAGGGAAGCCATGAGCGAGCGTGACGGCCAAGTGGTCCTCACCATGAGCCGGGAAGATTGGGCATGATGTGCATCGATCTTTACTGCGGTCTCGGCGGATGGGCTGAAGGCTTTCTCGCGGAAGGCTGCACTGTTATCGGCTTCGACATCGAGCGCCACGATTACGGCTCCGGCGGATATCCTGGGCAACTCGTAATTCAGGACGCCACAACGCTGCACGGCTCGCAGTTCAAAGATGCGGCTGTGATTGTGGCCAGCCCGCCCTGCACGGAGTACAGCTACATGGCAATGCCGTGGAGCCGGTCGAAGCAGATTGCGGCGGCACTGCGAAGCAAGTCCGAAGACGATCTATTTCCCGAGGGCTACATGGGCTCGCGGACCATCGCGGAATTAAATCTCTTGTTCGATACCTGCTTCCGATTGCAGCGGGAAGCCTCGGAAGCGGCCGACAGATACATTCCTCTGATCGTGGAGAATGTGCGGGGAGCGCAGCCGTGGGTAGGCAGGGCGAAGGCGAACTTCGGCTCATACTACTTGTGGGGCGACGTAGGCATGGTGGGCAGGCGGTAGTGTCCTAACACTGCGTTGCTGACTTGGTGGCGGCCTCGGAGAGTAAGGCCGCCAGCCCGTCACGGCTGCAATTCCTTGGGTATGGTAAGGCTGAGTAACTGTTGCTTGCCGAACAGTTTTTCCCAGTTGTGCTCAAAATCTTCTTTCTTGTCGGCGATCTGCATGAGCGTCAGATCGGCTGTGAGCTGTCGATCTAGGTGCGGGATGCCAGTGTCCACGGTTAGCAGTCGCCACAGGTGGCCGCGTCGGTGGCCGTGCTCATTCTTCGGCAATCTTGCTTTTAATTCTTCAAGCACTCCCGGCGGCAATGCCTCAAATACATATTTGTTTATGAATTTCCCCATGTACGGCGAGTGCTTTGTTTGTCCCGGTTCATACTTCCAACCAAGGAGCCTGTAGGCTTGCCGAAAGAACTCATGCGGAAACTTCTGTATTACCCAAGGCGCGAGAGACGGTGCGACGTATGCCTTGATGATGCGGTCATAGATTTCCTCCCGCATCTGGTCATCCCTGTAGCCTGTAGCATCGTCTACCAGAGCAACAATCCCGCGTCTCGCCAGTCCGCGAGTCAGACGATCACACGCCGCAATGATGTGCTTATACCTCGCTAGATAACTCTTCGCGACCCCTCGAACATCGGCAAGATTGTGTCCCAATTTCTCGTTCAGGCTGTCGCGGAATTTCAAATACACTTCGCAGATCATAGGCAGAAGCATTGCGTCATAACCTACCGTTCTCTGCCCATTTTTCAGGCGAAACAAGATAGGGGTCGTCGACATCATCAACTCTTCTGAAATGAAGGGTTTGAGCACTTCTGCCTGCAAAAAGAAGGGTAGTTCGTCGACAGTGGTAAAACCGCCAGTTCCGGCCTTGGGAGTACGGGAACGGCCAATCGCCTGCAATACTGTGCCTTGACTCAGAAGCCGCTTGCCATTGCCGAGAACCGCTGCGACAAGCACAGCATCGCCAATCTGGAGCGGTCCATCATGCGTTGCACGCGGCAGATCGGAACCCCATCGCGCATCAGCAGCCAATTTACCGATAGCCTTCTTTCGTGCAGTGGAAAGGCTTGCAGCTCTGGCCTCACCGCCTTTTGAGCCGCGTGCAATAGCAGTGGATTCGGGAGTGTTTTCCATAGGTAAGCATTTTATACACTACCATTGCAAGCATTGCAACATTTATTTTGCAAGCATCTTGACATCATGCCTTCTAAGCATTAGATTGGACTGGCAACAAAAAGCCCCGACTCTGCGGAAACAGAATCAGGGCTTGAATCCATCACAGCCGTAGCCGCAATGAGACTCGCAACTTCATTATCCGGCAAGTCGGCTGTGAACTCAAGGAGATTTCACAGTGACCTGCCACAACTGCAATTCATCCTGCAAGCGCTCTGGGAAGCACAGGAACGGCCTACAACGCTATCGCTGCTCACAATGCCGTAAGACATTCACGGAAGATCACACGCGGCCTCTCGCTGAAATGCGCTTGCCGATGGAGAAAGCTGAATCCATCCTCAAGCTGCTAGTCGAAGGAATGAGCCTACGATCAATCGAGCGCGTCACTGGCGTGCATCGCGATACGATTATGAGCCTGTTACTTCTGGCGGGTGAGCGCAGTCAGAAATTGATGGATGCGAAGATGCAAAATCTCCAGACCAGGTATTTGCAGGTTGACGAAATCTGGACTTACGTCGGCAAGAAACGCCGGAACGTGCGAAGTGGAGATTCGCCTGAGATGGGCGACCAGTGGGTTTACGTTGCCATTGATGCGGAAACAAAACTCGTTCCTTCATTCCGCATCGGCAAGCGCGTGCGCCCCGATACATGGGCCTTTCTATGGGACTTGCACAAGCGCCTTGCGAATCGCGTGCAACTTACCAGCGATGGCCTGAACCACTACACGGTGAGCGTTCCTGAGTGCTTTGGAACCGAAGTAGACTTCGCACAGCTCACGAAAATGTTTGGCGACTACGGGCAGTTTGATACTCCCGATGCGAGGTACTCCCCACCACGCATCTCGGGGGTTATATCCAAAGTTCGACAAGGCGACCCCGACCCTGACCATATCAGCACTTCGTTTGTGGAACGGCAGAACTTGACCATGCGAATGGCGATGCGGCGATTTACGCGACTCACGAATGCTTTCAGCAAAAAGCTGTCGCATCTGAAAGCGGCTGTCGCTTTGCACTTCGCGTTTTACAACTTTTGCCGATTACATTCCAGTATTCGATGCACTCCCGCAATGGAAGCGGGGATCACGGATCACGTCTGGAATCTCAACGAAGTGTTAGGAATTGCATAGAAATCATGCTATAAAAGCCACAAGGCCCGATTCCTAGGTCGGGCCTTGTGACCGTTTTATGATGTCGGTTTGGTGTGCTCACTCCAAATCTTACGCGGGAGTGGTTCGCCATGCAAGCTACAAATGATGCCGTTATCCGCGATCTGTTGATTCCTTTTGTCCACAACGAACACAGGGACTATCCCGACACAATTTACTTGCCAGAGTTTGCCCTATATGGCGGGGCAAACCGCGCCGACTATGCGGCACTTAATGGCGAGTCGCACGGATATGAGATCAAGAGCGACCGCGACACGCTAATCAGACTGCCGGAACAAGTAGATGCATATAATGCCGTATTCGAGAGAGCTACCCTGGTTAGCGCAATTCGGCACCTGACAGAAGCAAAGAAGAAGATCATTCCTTCATGGTGGGGAATTATTGAAGTTCGGGGCGAGCTTGATCTGCGCTTGGAACGAGTTCGCGAATCCCTACCAAATCCCGCGCCATGTGCTCGTGCAATAGCCTGCTTATTGTGGCGTCCAGAAGCCCTCCGCATTCTTGCCAATTTGGGATTGGACAAGGGAGTCCGCTCAAAACCAATGGCTCACCTGATTGAAAGGCTTGCGGCTGAACTTCCAGCAGAACGGCTTGCGCGTTATGTGCGCGAAGCATTACGCGCTAGGGGAGATTGGCGATCTGCTGCAAAACTAAGGCGATGTGATGCGAAGCCCCTACCCCGCGCCAATCGCTTCCCGAACCAGTGCACTTTTTTTGAGAGCAGCGATCTATAAACATGTCGCCCCAACTAAATGCGCTGCCTTTCCAGCTCGAATGAGTTTTTATCATCCCTGCCAGTTTCGGGTACTGTACAGATGGAAGTAGACGCTTCCGCGCGGCTTCCTGTTCAGCCGTCTCATCCTTCTTCTTCCGTGGCGGTGCTTGCCCTTTGGCGACAACATAACTTGTAGAGCTTGTATAACGAATGTTTGGACTCACCCTGAGTTTTCGTGGGTCTTGATCCTCAGCAAGGCTTGGATGGTTAATTCCATAATCGCCGAACTGGACATGGGAAACATGTAAGGCGACGGGATATCCGCCAGACTGTCCAGCCTGGATGGCAGTCTGGTTGATGATCATTGCAGATAATACGCTGCATTTGACGATAAACTACCTGTCATTAAGGTACTTATAACCCCGTAAAAACACTTCAGCGCCCAAGCCTTCTCAGTTTGGGCGCTGCTTTCCTTACTTCACCAAGGGAAGGAAATATGGAATTAGCCATGAAACGGTTCGCTGGATCATAACCCCGACAAGCATGGAAGCACATCTAGCGCTTTCTGTACGAGCGTGAGGGCGTTGATCCAACCCAACGCGAAAGGAAAGTAGAACAGGCCAGCGATGTTTGCTGGCCTATTTCCTTACTTCACCAAGCTAAGGCAGTGCTGATCCCCGCTACACATCGCAGCCCAGCGTGTCTTCACCTGAGCTTTCGTCATCGGCGCCGGCGCAGGGCCAGCCTGCCGGGATACCCGAGCCGTAGCGACCATGCTTTTCGTCACGGGGAGTTGCCCTGCCAGACCTTCCACGAAGTCGAGGATGATGGTCTGGACCGCAAGCACCTTCTGCTGGTCAATCACAGGGATTCCGAGGTTCGCCAAATCCTGCGGCAATTGGATTTCGATGGAGTTGATGGCGTTGATCAACTTCTGCTCCGTGGTCGCGGTCGGAGTAGACGTGTACGCCGTGGACGCTGCTTCCACTTGTTGCAATAGGCCGACCGCAAGGCCGCTCCACTGTCCAACCGCCGGGTAGAAGATGCTGGTGACCTGAGCCGCAGCCTGCGCGCTGGCGATAATCAGGGGCCATGCGCTGTTGGTGCAGGCCGTAGTGACGATCATGGCGAAAAGTACCGTCGCAATCGCCAAGTGCTGCCATACCATCGTTAACTTCCGCTTCATTTTGAATTCCTCCTCAAAGTCTCGTTCGGCTTACTCAGTTCCTTGCAAGCTTGGCACGATGCTACCATGCTGCCGTCATGCACCGCATCCACATGCCGCTTCAGATAGTATCGCTGGCGCTCCGGCGTGCGCGGATCGTAAACGATTACGCCTGCGTGCATCTCCAGTCCACGGGCACGGAACTTGCTCGACATTCGGCCTGCTTCACGCTTCCGCGTACACGCCGATGAACATGAACGTGCCGTCGCTGCATACCACCGTGGTCATGCCGGGGACGCCGGAGTAGTCTGTGTTCAGTCCGCCGAGGATCGCGGTGCTTGTTTGGGCGTGGGCGTCACTGGTGGTTGAAACTAGAACCTTATACCACTTATCTTCTGGTCCACTCATGGTTACCACTCCTTCACGTTGCCGCGTTCGTCCCGTTCCCAAAACCACCCCAGCCCGCTTGCTCGAATACTTTTACATACCCCACGCTCCTCGTATTTAAGCGTAGTTGCGATATAACCGGGCCACAGAATAGCCGAACAGTTGAAATCTGGACAACACTTCCATTTCGAGAACGGTAAATCATTGCCGCTCACCCACCATGATTCCTGCGTTCCCTTAACCTGACTCCAGACGTAAACGTTGTGATGCGTCTCAACCGGGTACTTCGGCTGGAAGGAGAACGCCAGCACGCCGCCAGCGCAGGCCAGCGCCAGTAGCACCACTCGCACGAAGGCCCAGCCGCCGTTCAGCCGATTCGCAATCTCAATCTGCTCTCGCATGTTGCTATCTTCGTCCGCCTGGTTCCACACGACGCCCATCCGACTTTTCAATGACCGTAATACGGACCTCATGGTCCACGATCTTGTCGCCTTGCTTTCTGACTTCCGCAGCCGAGTCCTTTTGGCGGTCATCAGCGCGAGATATAGAACGCTCAAGCAGCCAGAAGCCAAAGGCAATGACCCCGGCCAGAATGGAAGGACCACCCCAGCCGCTAAGAGGCCCATCGAGAAGCAATAAAGCGGCATCATGCACGGCTTCCTCAGTCTAAGCTTAAATTCGACCGCCCTAACATGCAAGTCAATTCCGTTACGAACGGCGAACTAGGTTGCCCAAACGATACCGCTTTCCTCGGCGACCACTTTCTCCCTCGGGCCGCTCGATTGTTCGTCGTAGTCGCTCCACGTCAGGATGGCGATCACGGGGCACGCCGGATTGATCGTCGCCAACTGCTGCTCGGCGAACTGCCCGTCGAACGATTCCAGAATGCGCGCCGGACCACCCCAGACGGAGTTGGCGAGGTTGCGTACTCCGCCTGCTGCGTCGAATGCTGCCTGAGACTGTACGCCCACAGGCTGCGGCTGGCCGCTATCGTCAAACGACTTGCAGAACGACGCAATCTTCATGGCCGGATTCGCGTGCTGGGCCTTCAGGTTGGCGACCGCTGCTACGTTGCGCGCTGGCGAGTCTGTCACGTTCGGGATGGTGATCCAACTGAATCCCGCGCCTTGGGCCAGGAACTTGTAAGTCGGGAACGTGCTGCCCAGCGATCCAAGGTTAGCGCCCGTCCCAAAGTCCAGAATCCACTTCTCCGGCACGTAGCTCGACGCGGCCAGCATGGCCTTGGTGCCGGGATCGTTTAAGGCCGCAACTACGTTCGCGGTGATCTGCGTACTCGACTGGTTGGCCTGCCACTTCTGCATCCCGCCAGGATCGAGCAACAGCGCGAACTGAAGGCCAATCTCGGTGCAGGCGTTCGACATCGCAATCGCGGCGGCATGGCAGGAGGTTGCCCACGGGCCTTGCCACGTCCCGATGCACAAGGTTACGCCGTCCGACTTCATCAGTTTCGCCTTCTGTAGCGCCACAGCAGGCTTGGTAGGATCGTAAGGTACAGCACGATGAACGTGGCCGTCACCATTATAGAAAATATCGTGGGCGGCCAAGCGGCCATTCCACGTCGGAAGCGCTTTCTGTACGAGTTCAAGGGATGTCATTGCTCCTCCTATGCTTGTGCCGCTATTCCACTGCAAGGCCCGTACTCGCCACGCGCATGACGTTCTCGGCTCAACCTGCGCGCCTCAAGTATCTCCTCGGTCGAACGTTGCAACTCTCGCGGGTTCATCGTCATAATCGCTCGCTGCACTCCCTCCGTTCCGTGGACCGATACCTGCACGGTAACGGTATACTGCTTGTGAAACATGGCCTTAAACAAGTCCCATCGAGAGATTCCGACGACGGTTTTATTGTGCAGGAACGGATCGTGAATGGGTTGTTCGCGGATCACTTTGCCGTCAACGCTCGTCGTAACCGTGAATTGCTCAGTTCCCTCTTCGCCTATATGCTCAATCATTTCTCCTCCGGTTTCTTCCTTAGCTACCGTATCCGCCTGTTCCTAGATTTCGCCTGAATGTCAAAGGAATTGGCCCTACGATGCTGCCATCAGGCCGAATGACGGTGCTGTCACCAATGCCAAACGGAGGCACTAATGATCCGACGTGCTTTCCGCTCTTTTCAATATGAATGGTCATGCCGTGAGCTACGCGGTCAATTACTTCCCCAGGCTCCGAGCGAAGTTCCATCATGCTCACGGTAGCTTGCAGTCCTCGAAAATCTTTGCGCGCCAGCGTCATATTGAAAACTCCTTCCCGCAATTCCAGCAGCGATAGGCATAGAAATGCGTGGGGAAGCCGTCGCCGCCAGAATCCTCAAGATAGTCGTGGATATTCCAACATCGGGCGCTAAACCAACAGACGAAGCGAATGGCGTGCATGGCCTCATAGACCACTATGCACAGCAGGATTTCCAGTACCACTGCTGCAAGTAAAATCATTACTCCTCCATTATTGCCAATTCCTTCTTCAGTAGCACGATATGGAAAGCGATCCACCGCTGAATCCCGCTGTCGCTGGCGGTCTTCAGATCATGCTCCCACTTGCGGATTTCCTCTATCAGTTTACTCCGTTCGGCTGGCGTGAGCATTTCATTTCTCGTGCCGCTCCCTTGCCTCTACCCGTTCCTGCTGGACGCCATCCGCATGATCCGCTCGCTTGTTGGCTGCGATTAACTGATCCTGTTTGGTATCGGCTCTGGCTTGCAGCGCCTTGTTCATCCCATCCGTCTGCTCACCGATCTTGTCGAGCTTCGTCGCCGCCCTAGTTTGCAGGACAAGAGAGAATATCCCCGTGATTGTAGGAGCTATCGACGCGATCAGCGCCCCCACGATAAGAATCTTCCATGAAGCATCCATCGCGCCTATGACGGCGACGATGATGCCGATCATCCACGAGGCGATCTTCCAGACTGAAACGTGCGCGAGCGTCATCGTTCGTCCCTTACTTTATGGCAGCGCCGAACACTCTGTAGCCAAGGATGCCCACAAGTATCCACAGCGCAGTGAGAACGCCAGCACGACGATACCAAAGCGGTTGACCATCGTTTGAGAATATCCAGAAGAACACAATCGACAGGATGTAAATTCCCCAGAACAGATAGCTAATTGGCATATCAGTGACCTCCTACGGTCGTAGTATCAGATGCCGACGCGATGATCGGCGGATTTGATGGAATCGTGGGATGCAAGGTCTGGCCAGTGATCGCTACAAGCCATGCAGGTTTGTAGATAGCGAGTATCCGCGCTGCCCCAGCGCCCAGCCCGGTCAGGAACCGGAAGCACCAGTGATAGAAGAGGCTGCTATTGTCTCGCGGCGTAGGCAGGGCACCTATTGCGGTCGCCGCGATGTACATAGCAACGATTCCGGCGATAGCTTGGTGCGATTGAATTAGGTTCCAGATCATCGTAACTCCATGTCGATCTTAGTGTAGCAAGCCAGTCCGGAAACGCGAACCATTTATTGCAGCCTTACGCAAAATCCATCCGCTCTTGGATGTCCTAGATTGTCGGAGCCCAGAGATTGCAAATGGGTACTCGCCCAACAGAAATAGTTGCCCTTTGCCGTCGTGTAGCCGATAGCTTGCTGCGAGCCGAAAGTGAAATCCCCTACTCCACCGGCGCACGTCGAAGGTGTCGTACCACAACTGAACGTGTGGGCAAACAGTCTCGGTGAAAGGCCAAGAGGTAGCGGGTTGTTTGGGAACCACGCATAAATCACATTTTGCATGTAGTTGGGTGTCAGGGAACCACCGTTAGCGCTTGAGGTCAGGTCGCTGGCGCACACCCAAGGGTAACTGTCGTCGTTCAGAGGATGCGGCCAAGAACAGTGCTCATCGGTCGCAATGATGACATTCGTCGGAATGATCCCGGTTGCTTGGAATCCTGAAAATGACGCGACGTTCGCCATAGTGCGGACGTTCGGCCCGTTGTTCGTTGGTGGACCGTTATTAAAGGGAGCCACAACATTGGTTACGCCGACGCTGTTATGGGAGCCGAGGTTCGCCCCGCCTACCCCTATCGTGTTCGCTCCATAGCTCCACTGCGAACCAGATGTCCCAATCTGCCACTCGGTTTGTTGGTTAGCAATTGTCGATCCTGCACACACTCCCCCAGTCCACGGCGGATTCTGCAGGGTAAAGAGCATGTAATTCCCGTCTCCCGACATCTGTGAATCGTGGATGCCCTTCGGCGGAGTTGCGCTGCCATTCGAGCCATAGCATCCGGTCGATACGACCGTGCCGGAGGCGGGTGTTGAGGAAGTACCAGAAGTGGTGAAAGCCCAATATTGCCCGGTGGCATTGTTTATGCTTGAGCATCCGAGCGTCTTATCCCAGACGAACGCCCAATCTGCCGTACCCTGGCCGCCGTGACCAACACTCCAACCGAAGCGCTGATCCGTTTGAGAAATCCCCATAATACTTGCTGATCCTGCTGTCCCAAACGTTGTCCAATTTATACCTGGGCATTGCGTTTGCGTCCCGTTCCCTGAGGTCAGATCAAAGAGTTTCGTCTGTGTCCATGTCGTGTCGCTGGTGATGTCGCCCTGCCAAAGCTGGGTATCGCTGACCAGGTAATAGAAACGCGTATCGGTAACCTTGCTGAAGCCGAACGGCCCCGCTACGTGAATCGCAGGAATGCCAGTATTGACAACCTGATAACTCCCATCCAAGGCGACTCTCATGTGGAAGATATAAACCTGCCCAGAGTTCATCCCGAGATAAGTTTCGTTCACCGATCCCATAATGTCGTTGTCTCCGCCCGAGAACGTAAGGTTTCCCATTGATGCACCGCTCCCGAAACTGGTACCGTCCGTCACCCGAGAGATGATGTCAGTGCCAACAGGATTAAGCGTAGTATCGTAGGCTACGGAATTCTGGCACATCCCTAAACAGGTCGTGGAAGTCGGGGCTGTTGCAATGAAGATCGGAGCGATAGTGCCTGGATTAGCCGTGGAAATTGTCGAGACACTATACAACGGAGGGCCGTATGGAACGGAACCGCTGCCGAACACCGTCAGTCCTGTAGGGGCCGTTCCGCCAAGGGCTGTCCCAATCCCAAGATACTGAGCAAAAGCCGCATCATAGCTCAAAACTGGCTTAACACACCCTGCCGCTGGGGCAGTACAGCCAGCCGGGGCCGATAGGTACTGAGTCTGCGCTCCAACGGTTCCCGAGTAATTTGGGTACAAAGCGAGCAGTATGTCACTGGCAGGCCATGCAGGCGTGCCAGCACACCCAGTACCGGCGTTTGTATTGTTGCTCGGAGCGTTGACATAAAGTTCAAGATTATCGACGATGATCTTCTGATTCAGTGCACCGATGCCGACATTCGCCAGAGTTCCAAGAAAAGAAATGAGGCCGGGGAACCCTAATGTGCAGTTCGTTCCCGTAGGGAGTGGCCCCGGAGGTCCAGTGATTCCCGGACAAGTACCCGTCGCAGCGTTGCAATACAGCGGAGTCATTCCGGTCAACGTCTGCAAGGAATGGTACATATGCTGACCGCAGGAATTCTTTGGATAGGTCAGGAAAAGCCACGGGAAGTCACCAGAGCCGCAGGTAGTCGTCCCGCCAACCAGTCCGGTCGTAAGATTGCATCCAGCATTCACACCCTCTAGGGCGAGAACGTCCTTCACTTGATAACCGTTGGTCCCTAAGCCCTGAAAGCAGTCTTGGTAAGCCAGTAAGGCTTCTTGATCCGCATAATTAGCGTCTGAAGGGTTCCCTGCATTGTTTAGATCAGTGAAGATCGGAAAGGTGGGAGTCTGCGCCATAACGTAGGCATCGAGAACGCTCACCCAGCTAAGGAATGTTGCACGTTTCTGGGCGCTAGAACTTCCTGAAAATGGCCAGACCGCGTTGCTTGGAGTAGTAGCAGAAATCCCAAGCGGGGACAGTTCTCCGCCTGCTGGAGAACCAGGGCGCATGTATCCCATATTCACGTTGCCATTGTAGTGACTTATGAACGCAGCGATCTGCTGCTCGTAGTAATTAACAATCGGAAGTTCCCACGGAATCGGTTCCCCCTGAATTACTTCCGTGGATGAGCATGGGGCAAAAGCACCGGAGTTGATGACAATTGGAGCACTGCCGTTTGCTGTATAACAGTTTGCGGACGCGGGTCCACATTTATAATTGGCGGAACAAGAGACATCTTGCAGAGGGGCGTTTGCGCCAATCTTGGTCATCACGGCTGTCCCGTCTGTACACGGCCCAGCAGTGCCGTAGCAGGCTACTGGCTCTACGGTTCCTAGTTGACACGCATTGGAATATCCAGAACCTCCATAGCACCCGGCCTGCATCTGCCAGTAAGTCCCTGAGATATTCAAATACCAACTTGGGAGCATGGTCATTCCGGAAGTCCAAGACAACGCTACTGCATTTGCCTGCGCCTGAGAGAACACGCACGCGGGAGTGTTTATATTCGTCCCACCTTCAGTCGCAGGAACCAAGAGTACGTTAGTTGGATAAGACGCGATGATACCGTCGAGCAAAGTGAATCCAGCAGTATTGTTTGGGGTGCAAACTCCCGTCCCAGATTCACTGTCGAGATACAGAATACTGGCACCGCTGTTGCCAACGCCAACCAGAAGCGTCTGCCCTGTCAGTAAAGGGTTCTTCTGTGCCAGAACAGAACTATAGGCCGCGAAATTCGTTCCTGCGGGGTCCGGGGCTTGAACGGAATTGATTCGCCCTCCGGGAACAGCCAGCCCTGTAATGGTGAACCCATAAGGCGTTACGGGGCCGTCTGTGTAACCTGTTCCTCCGCCAACAATGTAAAGCGTGGAGTTTCCTGCGGTGATGGGGGCCGTATAGTGCGCCCCTGCGAGGCAACCTGTCGTTCCATTCGTCTTAGGCGCGCCCGTGAAGTTGTAGCACTGCACCGGGGCTGCGTTTGTGCAAGGCACGGTTTGCGGCAAACCGAACGTCCCCCCAGCGGGAGTGCAAGACGATGCTGGGGCCACGGTAGTGACGCTCGCTTGATAGTTTTGTTGATCGACGAAAGCTGTATTCGTTCCGCCCGTCGCGCTGCCGCTGACATCGAACTGCATCCCGGTATCGTTGGCGAAGGTTGTTGTTTCCGAGCAATAGCTGAGGTTGAGCGTGTAGGTGACGGGTGCAAAGGGAACGGTGTATTGCGTGAGCGAGTCGTAGTGCTCAGCGGGAAGTCCACCGGGACAAGATGTATCACCGGGCACGCGATGCACGGTCATGCTAATATTCCACCAAGTTGCTGCCGTGAGTGGGCAAGGAACGGTGCTTACATTCCATACCCCGTCCGGGGCTGGCTGCTGGTTAAAGAAACTCCATAATCCAGCAGTGTTGCCTGCGACGGCACATTGGCTTCCAAACATAAGGCGCACGCCTGGAATGTACTGATACATATCCATCCCGAAGACTTGCCAAGGGGCTAGGCTGGTCTGGATATAAACGGCGTAACTCCCCGTAAACGCCGTGGCTGAATTATTCGCCCCGAAGGTGTAGTGGTACATCACGTTTGAATAATTGGTCCCCACCTCGGTCATCAACATAGAGTTGCCATCAAGGCTCGGCGAGGCGTTGACGAATGTCTGATGCACTGAACCCAGCGTCGGCGTTCCTACTCCACCGGGGTTGCATGAAGGAAAGTAGCAGGGCGCTTGCCATCCGGGCGTGCCGAGGCCGAGGTCATCAATGTTAGAGGTCGTCTGCGCGGTCGCTGTTACGGCCAACAGTAAGATGGGGAGCAGTTTCCACATAGGCTACTGAACCACAATCACCAGATTCGTAGCTCCGACTCCTTGGGGCGGTACAGGGACAAATGTCAGCGTGACCGCTCCGCCCGCCCCGCAGGCCGTAGTCAATGAACTTGTCAGCGAACACGGCGGGTAGACTGCGACGACGGTATAGCCGTAAGCGGTTTGCGTTGTCGGGTTGTCCGTATATGTCGCCCCTGTGAGAATAGTCGAGTTGAGCGGTGTGCCTATAGTTGGGGTGCAGGACGTGGCTCCCGTGGGCACAGTGCAGCGATATACCTCATACCCAGTGAATCCAGCCGTGGATGGAGGAGTCCAAGTTAAAACGACCGGACGAGTGCTTGCTTGAGCAAACGCCGAAAGGCTGGCGAACAGCATATACAGCAACAAGAGTCGTTTGATCATTTAATGGATCACCTTTGTATCCAAGGATAGGAGATTGATGTTGGTTGCGGTCATGGTCGAAGCCTGCACATTTACTGTGCCTGGGGTAACAGTGTTGAACGCCACAGTCGAAACTCCGGTCACCGCAAAGGTCTTCGCCGCAATAGAGCCACCATTGACGTTTGAGACTTGCCATGCACCCCAGGCAAATGCGGTTCCTGGGTTGCCAGTGGTGTTGATTTGGATATAGCAAATTGCGTCCCAATAAAATGCGGACGTTGGGACCACAACGGGTGCCGTGGGAGCGGGACAAATTGTGCTATTACCTCCTGCCCCAATTTGTAGAGCAAGATTCTCTGTGCCCGCAGCATTGCCTGTACCGTGGCCGAGGATTGTCAGTACGCTTCCTGCAACAAGGCATCCCGGCACCCCGGCAGTCAATGCAATCGTGGTCGCAAATGTCCCGGCCCCGGTTAATTGATCGCTACTTCCTGGAATGGGCGAATAGTGTTCCAAGCAATTTCCGGAGTCCACCGCGTTGCCGTTGGCGTCGTAAGATAAAAGGTCATTCTGTGTGGTTCCGCCTCCGCCTTGTGAGACTGCTACGGGGGTATTGCCAGAGAACGTAGATGCCGATCCGACCTGTGCGCCGATGGCAAGGTTAGTAGTAAGTGAGGCAGTGCCGACAACCTGCCATGCCAGCGTATCTCCTGCCGGGGCACTGTAGGAATGCGTTACATCTGTGCAGGTCGTCGCTAAAGCCGCAACCGTGCAAGTAACCGCCTGAGCACTTGCCGCCGTGACATCATAGAGCGTCACCGTCAAGGTCTTTCCACTCGCTACAGCGGTCCCTAAAGTTACAGATAGTTGCGAGATGGCATTCGCTACAGCCCCGACCGACTGAGCGATATTACCAACGTTGGCAACCGCCACGCTTGCACTGTAGTTTCCGTAGAGTGGCGCGTAGCCATTCGTTGTGGTGGTGACAATCCCCACTCCAGTTGAGCCGGAAGGTCCGTTGCCGCTCGATCCGCCTCCTGTACCGCAAGCCGCTCCTGCATCTACAAGTTGCCCCTTTGTGCCTGTAAACTGAGCGCAATGACCAGTGGTGATTGAGGCCGTGGAAGCAATCCAGTTCAGGAAACTAGTGTTTGTGCCGTTGCCTCCAACAAAGCGATTATTTGTGCTGTCGTAGCCAAACAGTCCTGCCGTACTCGGCGTGTAAGCCGCAGACTTAAACAGTGTTGTCGCCGCATTCAGCACAAGTGTGCCATTGAATATAGTGGGATAGTTGTTGGTAAATGTGCCGCTAAGTTCAGCGAGGTAAGCTCCCGAAGAGCCGCTGGGTGCCGTCAGGCCGTTAATTGTGGTTGCTGCCAGCCCAGTCGTACTAAGCGTGCCATGTTGAGGATCGTCAATCGTGCATCCACTGGTGGGCGCAAACGATGAACACGGAAGATTGGATGCACCGCCAGGAAATGAACTTACCAGATGCGGTTCTACGATTCGTAGAATGTTCGCACTGCCAGTAACCGGGGCTGACCAATTCACTAAATTGGTAACAGTAAATGTGCCTGCATTCAGTACAAATGCCCACACATCGTCAAGATCAACGGATACTGAGTTTCCTGAGCCAGTAGTTACTGCGATGGCCTGCGCCTGTGTTCCGCTTGCCTGATCGTATACCATTGAACTATTGGCCACGGTGAGATGCAACCGGTAATCCGGGAATGACGCAATGGTAATCATGTTCCCGGAGTTTTGCTCGAAATGCTCCTTCTGCACGCGGACTTGAACCGCTCCGGTGATCACCAAACACACAGGGTTGAAATCGCAACTTCCCGAGTCGATATAAAAATCAGCATAATCTTCCAAGTTGAATCCACTGGTCAGGTTGTTCTGCACTCTGGTTGCGATGAAGGATTCAGCCTCACCGGACCCAGTCACAGTCCCCCCGGAGTTCGAGTTCACTCCGACATTGTTCCCCGCAATTAGGCTTTGATTGAAACTGTGCGACCAAGCGTTATTCCCCCAGCGCACACCATTGTTGAATGCCTGAATGGAAACACGGTTGAAATTGTTGTGGTCGCCATAGGCTGTGGTGGGAATCACGGTTCCTGTGGCGACTCCGTTTACATAGACTTTAACGGTAGTACCATTCGGATCGCCGCCAAGGTAAACTCCGTCTGCTGTGTGGCTTGTTCCAGAACCATTTAACGTGAGATCAGAAACTTCCCCTTCTGGGTAAATACTTGTGCCCGTGCTGTCCTCGATTACCAAAGCGTTCCCGGCAGTCGGAGTCCAGTTAAGGACCGTAGAGAGCCGTCCTGCTCCTTTCATGCTCACGCAACGAGGTTTCAGGATCGTTGTGTTCTGTGAATACGTTCCAGAGGGGATGAAGATTTTCCCGCACTGACCCGGCAACGCTGCAATCGCTGCGTTCGTCCACCCGCCGATTTCCAATCCCGGAGAACACCAACTCGGAGGAGTTGCCGTGCTGCACATTGCCGGATTCAAGACGCCGTTGGCGCTTGCAAGAGTGGTCGTGCCCGAGAAAGAATTAACGCTCGTAAAAGGATTCGTTCCGGTAAGGGTAACGCCCGCCCCTAAATTACCTTGATATACGCCATTCACAAACAGGCAGAAATTGCCGTCGTTGTTCATGGTGATGCCGGAGTATCCCGATACCAGTCCGGTAACAAGGTAAGGCGAGTCGAAAGATGCCGTCGTGCAAGGATTAGTAGGGAAAGTAGTCGCCCAAGTTAATGGAGTAGTGGTATTCCAAAAGCCAGTTACAACAACGTTTGGGCAGGTTACCGTTGACGTACTTTGTGTGTACGTGCAGCCGTTTCCCCCAGTAGCACTCGTAAGCGGCGACCATATAGAACCATTATATTGACAGTTTACCAAAAACACGCCGCCGCCTACCGTGCAGTCGGAAGCATTTGCACCATTGGTAACCGTGGCCAGGGTACCATTTGTCTTGACGGGCACTAATGCAAGCCCAGCTACGGTTGTGATGGTTATCCCACCCCCACCTGCGCTGCTGCCTCCCAGAGTGACCGTGTAGGGGCCATATGTAGTCGAACCGGAAGTGAGAGTATAGGTATAGGTTCCCGCTGCGGCGTTTACTCCCAGATTGCCCAGCGCATCACTGAAACTGACGCAAACATTCGTCTGCTGAAGCACGATTGGCTGCGTGCTCGGGCAGGGCGTGCCGAGGAGCAAATCGGTATACGTAGGGCTGTAGTTCGTGCAGGGCACACCCTGAATGCTGTTAGCTGGATAGGCGCACCAGTTTAGTGATACGGGGGCAAGCACGATCAAGTAGTCGGCATTCTGCCCATTATTGGATGGCTGCGCGCTGATCGTTGAAACCCCGGCAATAGGCCCTCCGAGGTCAAAGCGTACACCAGTTGTGCCAAAGGAAAAGGCTACTCCCAACAGAAGTAGTATAGCGAGGATAAGCAGTCGGCGCATCATCTAACTCCCCGCATCGAATACGCGGAATTCCACGGTGTATTGTGGCGATCCAACAATCGCAGTGCCGACTGTCGTCGCCCAAGTAACGCTTGTGCCCGATGCGACGTACATCTCTTGTACGCCTGTAATCTCTGCTGAGGTAAGCCCCGTGCTAACCAAGCTCGCAAGGTCGAGCAACTGGGGTCCGACGAGAAGAGCGTTCCGGCTTATCGCATTCCCATTGTTCCACGCGAGAGTAAGTGCCGACATTGTGCCGGACGTGGCTACGACCGTCGTCCGCATACTCCACTCGACGCGGTACAGGTGCGTTGCGGGGGCAGTGAATACAGTACTAACGCCATGTGCGCCCGTGTTGCCCGCTACTGTTAACGTGAGTGGGTGGATACGTCCCGTCGGACCGTCAGAGGTTTGGGCTGACAGCGAACCCGCGAGGATCAAAAGTACGCATAGCAATCGTTTCATATTATGTCCCTGTACAGTGAATTGTAAACTGGTAATTTGCGGCGGCAGTCGGGGTTGCATTCCACTGCCAAGTTTGGGCGGTGGCAGATCTAGCCGTCGTGGTGCTGTCGCCAAAGATTCCTGTTCCGCCTGTCTGGATGGCAATGCAGGCGGGAGTGTTTGTCCAAGTTCCATCGTGGAAGGTAAACGCGATGGTCGGATTCGCAGCTTGGCCAGTTCCGGCGGATGTGACGGTAACTACAGCCGCCGAGTCTTTCGATGTAGTGTCCGTGATGACGATTGAGGCCGTGGTGCCCCACTCAGCACTGAGCACGAAATCTCCCGCCACAAGAGTTGTGGAACTATCCACTGAAAACCGTGCCGCGAATGTCGTGTCACCGCCAGCCACGATTGCTGTTGTTCTTCCAAGCACTACACAGTTACTACAAGTCCCTAAAGCAAGAGCACCAATGACCGTTTGGTTGCTAAACTGCGTCGCGCTCCCCGGTCCTGTGCCCGACCCTACCCAAGTGTTGAAGTTTCCAGTCACGTTGGCGTTCGCCGTGGTTGCGGTATAACCAGCGGTAAATCCAAGTGCAGTATTATCATTACCACCGTTTATACTTTGTCCTGCGCGAGCGCCCATTGCAATGTTACGACTTCCATGCACGTTGTCTCGGATAGTATCTTCGCCAAATACGTCGTTGTTGGTTCCGTCGGTATTGTTAAGCAGAGCGAGCGACCCAAAGGAAGAATTCAATCCAGTGGTATTGGCTTGCTGTGATTGGTTTCCGAACGCCGACGCCTCGACGGTTTGATTGTTTTGAAGGGCTCCCCATCCGACTGCGGTTACCTGGCTTACATTCAACCCACCAGACTGCGCCGAGTTCCCCACAGCCGTATTCTTTGTGCCAGTGGTAACGCCACCTAAGTCGTTCCCGATTGCCACATTAAAAGATCCTTGAGTCAAACTGAATAAGGACGATTGCCCGATGGCGATGTTAGTAGACCCGCTAGTGAGAGAGTAATAGCATTCCAAGTTCGAGGCATTCACGCAAATGTTGTTCGTACCTGTGGCGGTAGTGACTCCTTGTGTGGTGCCGGTGCCAAGGTACAGATTAAATGTTCCCCCGGTCGGAGAGGTTCCAAATAATGCTGTGCTACCGGAAACAGTAAAACCAGTCCCACTAGCCGCATTTCCCGTTTGCCCCTGCATCTGCCAGTTAGTGCCGTCGAACTCCAGTAGCGTATCTTGGCCTACTAGAAGATCGTTGGCTACAAGCGCCGTGCCCCCGCCTTGCTTTTTTATCGCAGGAGTTCCGGACTGACTATTTACCACGAGAGTGGCCGCGCCTGTGTTCGCCACGTCGGCCTGGAACAGGATCACATCGCCATCGGCAGGAACGAAGGTGGGAGTGGTGGTGCAAGTGTAGGCTGTGCCGGAAGCCGAGGCTGCCGGACAATTAAGCGGGGATGAGACGTTATGCGCCGTGGCATTGGTAATCGAGGTAGCACCAGAGAACGCGGCAAGGTTGGGAGAGGCAGGAGAGCCAGTAGTGGTCACCGTTCCAGCGCCGCCAGCAGCCGTCTGAATCGTTCCATTTGCAGCGAGGTATTGCGAACTGGTCCCAGGCCCGCCAAAGAGAGCTAGAACTTGAGCCGCCGTTGGAGTCTGCCCAGCAGATGCTTGAATGAGAATCGTAGCCGTTCCCGATGAAAATGCAGATGCCCTTACACGAAGAACATTCTGGGCTGGAATCCCGAAGGTCCACGTTCCTGTGGACGTAGTAGAACTTGCCGTACTCGCGCCGTTAATACCTGAAATAGCGGAGAAGTTGATGCCGTCCGCACTAATCTCGAATTGCAGCGTTCCAGAATATGTGCCTGAGACCGTGATTGTTGCAGCCGTGGTCGAGAGTGTCGGACTATTAAACAGCGTGAGCACAATGCAGGCGTTCGTCGTAGCGCAAGTCGTGCCCGAGGCTGTGATGTTTCCCGTGGAACTCAGTTGGGAAAATGCTGGCGAAGAAAGGATTAGAATGATAAGTAACTTCCTAAGCATGGTGAATCCTTTCTTGATCAGTAAAAATTACAGGTATACTGCCACGCATATAATGTCGCTCCAGTGAGGGCGCTTGCCCCAGAATCTATATAGAAGGTCGGGGTAACGCTATTGCTGCCTATAAATACGCCCGAACTAACTGCGGCAGCATTTGCTGGAGAGATCGAGCAGTTGTGCCCGGTATGCGTTGCGCCGAAAGAGATAATCCATACTTGAGAATTAGTGCTAGGGCTGCTGCCTGTAGTTAACGAGATATACCCGCCACCGTCTTTTGCGCTGCTGCAAGTAAGTGCGGGACTAGAACCGGCCCCAAGCCCTGTTGCACATGATGTGATGGCGGCAAGGCCGAGTGTTGTAGGAACCTGTATTTCCGGCCCAAACAGAGTCAGTCCCAAAAGCGCCGGAGAACCGGAAGTCTGCTCAACTCTTCCAATCACCTGCCCGGAGGTCGGATAGTTTGCGCCAGCGTCCGTGCAGTCTCCCGCAACCGAGCTGCTCATTTGCACATAATCGCCAGTAGTTGCAGCCCCGTCGAAGTTGCAAAACGATTGCCCGGATTCCTGTACTGTAGCTACGCCCGTCGTCCCAGCTCCCGCGCTCACAATCCCCATAATTCCGCCAGTCGTTCCCGCTGGCGCGGTTTTTACTCCCGCGTTGCCCGGTGCTACCAAATTAGCCAAATCATTAAGGATCGTCCCCGGCGAAACTGAGTTTGCAAAATTCTGATAGGTTCCTGGGCTGTTGGCAATGTTCACCCCATTTAGTGACGGCGTTACCAACGCGCAATTTGTGACAAGACACAAACTACCTGTGCCGCTCTGGTTTGTCGTTGTCAGGGGGGTTCCACTATTCAGCGAGAGAGTCGTAAAGGCCAATGGTCCGGCGATAGTTTGCAGGTTCGCGAACGCAGGATTTAGGAGGACGGATGACGCGAGGGCTAGTTGGCCGAAGTCTTGAATCTGGTCAATCTGCCAGATTTGCACGTTATTGGAATCGGTCAACTGCATCTTGTAGGCTTGCGGAAGTAGTCGGACTTCAGCCGAACCGTTCACGTCTAAGATTACCGGGTTGGTATTGGCTGTGAGACTTCCTAGTGTGTCGATGTGGTAAGTGGCGAGTGGCGTGCTTGTTCCTGCCGCCCACGTATAAAGGAATCCGCCAGAGAGCGGTGCGCCGTTATTCGTGAACTGCTGGCGCGGCATGGGCATCATTGGATAATTTATCTGCGCTCCGCAGAGGCAGCAGAATGCTAGAATCAATAAGGGAAGTTTTTTCATGTGGATCATTCTTTTAGCGATAGTCATCACGCTGCTCAATAGATCGAAAGAGGAGTCGCATCGGCGTTGGTATCGCAAGTTCTGGTTCGGCTAATGCGGGACAGCCTCAATCACTTTCTTTGCTCCATACAGCCCTACTCCGGTTAGCGCCGCCTTCCATGCGGCATCAATCGCGGCCTCACTGAATCCCTTCAACTGCATTGCGTGGTGATATTCTTTCATAGCTTGCTGGAACTGCTGCCCCTTGCCAACCGTATCCGCAGCATCTTGCAGGCTTCCCTTCAGGTCTTGATTTAATTGCCCCACCAGTCGCTTCGTATTTGGATTCAACCGCATTTGCTCATTGGCAGAAAGACGTGAAATGTTAGATTGAAAGTCTTTTGCCTCTTCATAGGTCAACGGAGCGCTGTCAGGGGCCGTGACGCGGCGTATCAACTTCCCTACAGCTTGCGGGAGTTGCGCTCCGCGCTGAGATTGCGTGTAAATATCCATCGCCGTGTTCCCGACTTTCGACATATCAATCGGAACTGATGCAGCGGCGCTTTTCACTTCGCTCAAAGCAGCGCCAGCGCGGGAGGCAGAAGGAATGGCTTCTGAAACAGCGCCTGCGGCTTTAGGTATCCCACTTGCCGCGATAGCGGTTAGGGCCTGCCCAGCCCCCTGAGATGCGGTATCTTGTGCCGCTTGCAGATAACTTCCTGTCGGATCGGCGGATTGATTGATGTCGTGAATCGCTGCTGGCACTTGAGCCGCCTGCTGAGGCAAACTGGCGATAGATTTAGCGGTGTCAATCGGATGGCGAACCGCATTCCAAGCGCCAGTAAGAGCATCGCCTACTCCGCGCCCTACATCATCCAAGCCTTTAATTGTTGCCCCCGCCACTCCCGCTGGTCCGGTATAGCCGAGGTACTCTTTATCGGTCTTGTCGGTCGGCTGAGTGATCACGTCCATGACGCTTAGTTGCTTAATTGGTGTATTGCCATCACCCCGAGCAATCACAGCGCTCCCATCAGGCGGAGGAGGAATTCCGCCCATCTGGGCCACTACAGCCGAACCGTCAGGCGGAGGGGGGATTGTTTGAGGGTCAGCCATTTATTTCTTCGCGATCTTCACCCATTGCGTTCCGTCCCAGCCATAGTCTCCGCTGGCACTAACATGGGAGAATTTCTGCGCTTCGCCAGTTCCCGCACCTTGAGATTGAGATGGAGGTTGCGCGTTCTGCTGAGGTTGATTCCCCGGCTTCACACCACGGCTCTTGATGTCGTTAATTTGATCTTGATAAGCCTGGTGCCGATTGGCCATGTCCTGCTTGAGGATGTTCGCCGCCGAGTAAATCTGCTTCAGCGTGGCAGTCGGCCCTATCAATCCTTCCACTTCATGACGCGCCGAATCTGACAGTACACCAGAAGCATTTGAGGAATTCAGGACTTTGGCGATTTCCGTTACTGCCGTCTGCCTAGCCGCATTGAAGGCGGCTTGATCGGAACTGCCAAGAGCGCCCGTAGCCACTGAGCGCAACGGCTGGTTGATCCAAGGACTCCCAGAATCAACTACCGACTTCGCAGTTTTAAGGAACACGTCAAGATTCTTTCCAGCAGTATTTTCGAAGGCAGAAACCTGATCGAAATTCTTCTGTAATCCTGTCAGGGATGATTTATTAGCCGCATACTCTGCCGAGTTCTCCGCGAGATTCCCTTCTGGGTGAAGTTCTGCCGCCCGGTTCATAATCTGGCGATTCTGAGCCAGTCCGGCCACGCCACGTGCAGCAGGAGGTAATTGTCCGGTAGTCGCATACCGTTCCGCCGCTTGGTCGATAGCGGTTTGCTGTAAGCCTCCTCCAGCGGAGTTCGCGGCTTGAATTTGTGCAATGGGATTTAATGAGGCATGGTACTTGGCATAGTCAGCCAGATTCTTCGTCGGATTTTGTTTTAACCATGCTGCCGCTTCCTGGTTCTCAAGAGGCACGCCCGGTGCAATTCCACTGCCCTGCGCCCCGGTTAATTGGGCACTCTTTAGATTAGTCTCTGCTGTGGCCTGTCCTGCTTGTGCTGCATCCTTTACCGCTTGCTGCTGTTTTGGAGAAGCTGCAATCGCGGCATCCGCCATCTTCTGAATCGACGTTGGATCAGCAGTGAATTGCTGCTTTAACTGCGCCGCCGCGTTCGGATCAACTTCCGAAAGATGAGCTAGTGCAACACCAGCAGCCCCCGGCGTGTACCCAGCCGCCTTAATCTCCGCTCCCAAACTCCCCATATAATCTTGCATCTGAGATGCGGCTTCCTGCTTCGTCTTTAGTAGAGTCGCCTTGCCCTGATCAAGTTTAGTGAACGTTTCGGTCAGTTGTGGAACAAGAGAACCATTGCCCGACGCCGCAACTTGGCTTATAACTTTTCCTGAATCGAACTTTGGCTGCCCTGTTACCGGATCGGGCGTTAATGCCCCCTGAAAGGCCGCGTCAAGCGCTTGCCCCTGCTTCAACGTTCTCGTCTTCTGCTGATTCTCAAGCGCGGCTGCTTCAATCTGCTGCCTTTGTTGCTCAAGCTGCCCAGGCATCATGGCTTGCTGCTGTTGCCTCTGAGCGCCCAGCGCAGCAATGCTCTGCATCTTCCCATACTGAGCGAGCGGGTCAGGCGGCTGCTCAGGTGGAATCGCCAGCGGTGGAATGTGATTCAGTGCGCCCATGATTAGCCTAGCGTTGCCGCATTAGGATTTATGTTCACACCTGAATTCTGATTCTGACTCATCAGGCTATAGAGAGGGAGCATGTTGGCGAAGCTTCCAAAACTGTTCCCGATAGCGTTATACCCGCTGGCCGTCGCAGATGCCGCATTGAGCATATCCTGACCTTGCTGCGCTCCGGTTGTCAGATTGACATTGCTCACATTGTTCGCCGCCTGCTGGCCCGTCTGTCCTAATTGCGCTGCCGAAGTTTGCCCAAGACCCGCGACTGAAGCTAGGCGATTGAACTGGTTTGCCTGATTATTCTGGAATGTGTTGTAGGCCGTGCCGTACTGCGTCAGTGCGTTGTTGAACGCCTGTTGGTAATCCGTCGAAGCCAGCCCTTGAGAATATTGATCCAGTGATGCGAGGGTGCCACCGCTAAGGACATTCCCCGTTGCCGCCGCTGAATTCTGAATCGCATCACGGCCCTGCGCGAGAGTGAATTCATATCCAGGCGTTGCCTGCGCCTGCGCTGCCGTGGGGGCTTGGAATGTTCCAGTCCAAGGCTGCGATAAAGAGCCGCCTGGAGCAAGCAAAGAAGAAAGATCAGTAACCGCAGTCTGGCCAGCTTTAAGGAATGGGGCTTGGTTAGCCTGTTGAGTATTAAATTCCTGCTTCTGGAAATCAAGGGCTTGCTGCGCTTCCTGTGCCTGTAAATCTGCGGCACTATTGGCGGCTCCCGCTACTTGGCTCTGTCCAGCATAAGCCAGCCCACCACTGACACCAGCAGCAGCGATACCACCAATAGCTAACGCTGTAGTGGCCGCTACACTCATGCTTCATCCTCAAGATCATAGAAGCAAATCCAGATGAGACGGCCATCGCTCGGGCCAGAGCCAAAGCCCTCAAAAGGGAAGCGACTATGGAACAGAGAAGTTGGGTAGGTAATGAAGCGATTGAATTTCATCGCCACATAGGTAGTCTGCTCCCACACGTCCTGCTTTTTCCATTCGCCCTCAATCATGCGATAGAACTGTTGCCAATCCTCAAGAGTGTCTTTTGGCGGAAGCCCGTAAATTCCAAGTGTTCTGTGCTTCCAGAAGGCCGTTCCGCCTCTGCATTGCCACGGAAGATTGAGATAAAGCACACTTGCAAAACGGGCGCAGATGTCATCGGAATGCACCCAAGAGTGTGGCAGCTCTCCGGCTAGATTCAGCCGAAAGCACGATAAACGTGGAGTGATTGGCAATCCGATAAAGTCTGAGATTCGGTCGTACCACTGCGGCACTGGATGTCTTGAAATCCCTGTATACATCGCCCCATCAGGCCCCTTTTCGGTCGCAAATCCGCCTGACACTACTGCATCCCGAACTTCAGGAGCATCTAGGGCAAAATTGTCGAATTGAAGGATTTCGGTCACAGGGTTTTCTGGTAGGTGGATTCGACAAACGCATAGTTGCAGCGCTCATAGAATTTAGCCACCTTTTCGGTTGGGGCGATCATCTGCATTTCCACTGCACCCGCCTGTTTCGCTCTCTTCTCGGCTTCTCGCATGAGTCGCGGCCCATCCCCAGCGAACTCAGGCTCAACCCACCAAAATACTTCCCCAGCGAACGTCTCACCAGACACAAAATGCTCATACACGATATACCCAAGCATTCCGATAACCTTGCCGTCGCGCTCCGCCAGTAACGCACTGTCCTTTGCGATCAACTTTTCGGCAAGAACTGCCATTTGCTTAGGATTCTTCGCAAATCTTGTCCCGTAGGTGCTGTCGTGGCGAAATCTTTCCCCCATCTCAACCATGCGCGGAATATCTTGTACTGTCGCAGTGCGGATCATCAGAAGGCACTCAGGGCTGCTCGCCCCCAACCTGTAAGGCCATAAACGTAAACATATATTCCATCAGTAGCGATCTGCCCAAACGTTCCCGGCGAAGAGGAGGAAGTTGGAACATTGCCGGAAGATGCTGGGGCGGCGACCGCTTGCGACAGCTTATTAAATCCCTGCTGCCACTGCCATGCAACGCTCTGGCCGTCTTCTGCCAGAAGAGGAGTTCGTTGCAAGCCTGCGAATGTTTGAGCGATGGAACTCATGCCATCTGTGCGAATTTCTTCACAAGCCGTTGCTGATGAGGAGCAAAGTCAGCCCCCGGAGCCTCAAGGTAGCCGTCAATAATTTTCCAATCAACCGGGTCTGTGGTGCTAATTTCAGGAACCCAGCTTCGCGCTCGGCCCAACCGTCTAACTTCGGCGATCTTCTGAAAGTCTCCCGCCTGCCCACAGTCCATCGTTACCGGATCGCTCCAACTATGCCCCCCATCCCTGCTGTCGCGGAAGTACATCTCTGGATCGCGGGGATTGCGTTTAGAGTCCAGAAGCGGAGGTTCCGGCCCTAACCCAGCCTCCAAATACACCTGAAATTTATTCAGGTGCATGAATTCCTGCTCTGCCGCTACAGTTGCTCCACGTCGCACGCGCTGAATCAGAACTCCTGCATCGGTGAGGAATGCTGGCGACATCTCATATACCGTCCCACTCTGCCGGTCGCCGACAAGATGTTTCCCAAAGGCCATCCAGTGACAGCGGCTCAAATGGGCTGTTGGTAAACCACTTTGGTTATAAGTCGCATTGGTCCAAAGGCCCGTCGCCACATCGTAGCGAAATGTCTTCCCCCCACTCGGGAAGTACCATTGAGCGATTGAGTGCCCTCTGTCCTGAAAGGAAAACCCGATTGCATCCGTGATGGTCGGATAGCTCTGCCATTCGGTTTCTAAGGCATGATTACTGATGCGCGTCGGAAGGTAGCCATTCGCCCGCCATGCTATTCCGTAGCCTCGATCATCTCCGCCTAGCCACATGACGCTATTATCGAGTTTCACCGGACTTGCGGGGGCGATCAAGCCTTGCTCAATAAATCCGCCCGGTGCTGGAAGGTATGGGAAAATAGGCGCTCCCGCATCGAAGTAAGGAATCGTCTGCTTTGGCCCCCATGCCCATACTTCCCGATGATCTACCAGAATGGCAATGATCTGATCGGCGAACACTGAAACAGTTGTGAAGTTTAGTGGACTCCATCCTGTCGCCGATCCGTTCAAAAGTGACGATACTTGCAAGGTTTGAGAGTTCTGAATATGGGCAACGAAAAACCCATCACTGAAATGTATGCTAGCCACAGGTCCGATCAAGATAGTTCCGCTGGTCGTGTCAAGTTGCAGCAGAATGTTTGTGGTCAGCGACAGTATCCAGAGCGTTCCTGAACTACACACCAGCAGTTGATTCGCATTGTTTGCGACCATTGATGCTAGACCGTTTGCTGGTCCCAAGGTGCCGCGAGGGAGCACGGTCTTGTTCGCAAACACTTCCCAAAGGTACTGACTCTGCAAGTCCTGCGCGACTACAAATGCTCTCGCGGAAGTTCCGGTGCCGAACTCATAGCCCATGACAACCGATGTCATACCGTCCAAAGTGGCAAATACCGCGAGGCCGGGACTGCGGTACATGACCATGCCCGAAACACCCATCCCGCTTTCAATGGCTTCTGGCATCCAGTTTTGGGTGTATTGGCAATCGGCGTTAGGGCTGGCACTCTGATACGATCCGCCGCAGAAGTTTATGCGAGCCATTAAATTCCTCGCCCTCGCACAATCGGAGTATCGGAGAGCCAATTCCACTGCGCGCCGGTGCCAACCAAACCTCCGATATCCGGTTGCACTGTGATGGTAGGGGCGTTGAAGCTCTTAATCCTAGCCTTAGACTCGGCGGCGAGGCCCTGCACCTGAGGAGTGATCTGAGCATTGTCGAGTCTGAGAGCAAGGTTCCAGCGAATAAATTCAAGATAGCCAGGGGGGAAGGATAACTTTGTTACAAGGTCAGGGAAGAACGACAACGCCTGCCACGCATACAACACAGTCTCGATAGCGACGGTTGGGAATGGGTAATAACTTAGTGTTCGTAATGGGAAACCTCCGTCATCCCATACTGTTTGCGGCAACGGTGCTCCGATGTTTTTGACCGGGATTGCGCCCCATCCCTGTTCGTCCACCGGATCCATGAATATCTCGGATGGCTGGACTGGATTCCCCAACCACAGTACCGAGATGCTCTCGATACGCGGAGGGCGCGGGATGTTGATAACTCCACCACTTCCCACTGTATAAGCCTGTTGTCCCGGTATGAGATTGAATGGCCCAAGTCGATTGACCGTGAAAATCATCAATCGTTCCGCATTGCAGGAATCCAAAAACTGATTCAAGATGGCGAGGTAATCCGCCAACTCGTCTGGAGTTGGATTTCTCCCCGCACTGAGGATGTTGACTGCCCGCATGGCCCCCTTGATGATGTCTAGGCCAGACACGCTCATCCCCGGCGTCGGGGGAGTTACGGGAGGGACAGGCACTTACTCGCCCTTTTCCTTGCGGCGAGGCGTTTCGGCTACCGGGACTTGCGCTTTGAGAAATTCGCCTGATTGCGACAATTGGACTTGCGGGGCTAGGCTGACCTGATTCTGCAATGCCTGCATCTGCTCCCGCATCAACTGCATTTCCTTCATCTGCTGGACCACGATTGCAGCCACGTCACCAGATGCAGGAACTACGTCTTCCTTTTTGGCAACAATCTTCTCAGGGAACGGCTTACTCTGCCAGCCTTCCGATTCCAGTACCGCTTGGTGGTCTTTGCTTGAGGCTTCACAGTAGCCCTTGGTTGCGTGCCACATTGCACGAGGGAACTCTGGAAACAAGGCCGGGACTTCCTCATACTTTCGCGTTCCTTCATTGAAGCGGTGCGGCCCTTTCGCAATCACATCGCTCGGTTTCTGCACTCCGTTAAGAGTTGGTTGCTGCATGATTCCTCCTATTGAAAATAGGCGGCGTCCCTCACGAGACGCCGCTAGTAATGTACCCTTCAGGCTCTAGTAAATGTAGCCGAAAGGCCCTTTGTCAGCCGTGAACGTGGCCGGCAAAGTGATCGGGTTCGGGAACGTTCCGAAGGTTCCGGTCAAGGTTCCTGCCAGCACATTGACCCATGTCGCGGTCTTGATGGTCTGGAAGTTGTCGGTCGTTCCGTTGGTCTGGTAGCCGAGGAAGTATTGCCCCGGAACCAAAATCACTGGATTGACCCATGCTCTCTGCTGGAAGGCGGAAGCACCCGCCGTCACAGCGCCCACGGCATTGCTGTTTGCAATCAGCGTGCCGCTGGCATCGTAGAGCAGGACAACGTTGAGGTCAGTTCCCACGGTAGCGCCGTTCAGCACAGCGGCACCCGTTGAAACTAACAGACGATCAACGTTGACATCTGCCAAGAAGATGCCCCCAGCAGTATCAGCAGTGGAAGTACCCAAGGCCGTCAAGCTGGCCTGAAGCGCGTCTGCCGTGAAGAAGCGGTAGCGCCCACTTAACTTTCCGACGCCGCCATAGTTGTACTGCGCGAAAAACGTGGGATCGGCAAGCCATACAGTTGCGCCATTGCCATGAGGAGCGACTTTCGTCCCTCCTTGCCCACGTTGAACGGTTGCGACCAGCGATACCGTGTTGACCGATTGAACAGTCATTAATTCGCCGTCAATCAGCAGCATGGTTTGAATTCCGCCGCCAGCCGTAGGAGCCGCCACTCCTGTCACGGAGGCAAGAATCACCGAGTTCGGCGCATTCGTCCCTCCGGCAACCGCAGCGGATAGTGTGGTAGAAGTGAGTTTCGTTGACATGTTAAATATTCTCCTTTAGCTATTGGCGCTAATTCGCTATGCGAACACCCGTCTCAGGATATTTGGTGACGAAGCCATAGAGGAAATCCCCGCGAATCGGTGCTCGATCCTCGAAGATGTCATACGCCTGTTGAATTCGGATGCTGATGCCGAGTTCCTTGCTGGAAGCACGCTCTCCGATGACCTGGTTTGGCCAGATCGGCAGATCAGCGCAGCCCATTGCGAAGGTAACATCATCCACGAAGGCCATGCCGCGCAGTGAACTGGTATTCGCAGCCCCCTGCACATTGATAGCCCAGCCCGTTAAAGGTGCCACGGTTACGGTCTGGAATGGCCCAGCCGTCACAATACCGAAGCCGGAAGGCCCGGAAATCGGGATCGTGGCGTTACCGGAACCATCTGAGGTTACGTTAGCGGTCACGACAAACTGCCGCAACGCTCCCGTGGATTGACGGCTCTGCGGGTTCACGGCCAGCGAGCCAGCCGTCAGAGTCCCAATGGAGATGACATCCCCAGCATTCAATACTTGAGTGCTGTTGCTCCAGCCGTTCGTAATGATTGAGTTGCCAGTTTGGTTTGATCCGTTCACTACCGGAGTTCCGCCCTGCTTCCCAACCACCTGATTGCGAGCGTTCTGGTCCATTTTGAACGAGAATCCGAGGCCCATGCCCTGCATTCCAGTGTTGTACTGCTCGCGGATTTTGTCCGACGCCTGGAACAGTCCAGCCTGAGCATCTACGAGAAGCGTGTTCATCGCCGGAGTCATAATGCAAACCCGGTCTTTGAATGGAGCCGCTTCCTCATTCAACCGCTGCGCTACTTGCAGGTAGAGCAAACGAGTGTTTGGCACCGTTCCCGGCGTGCCAAGCTCGTTGTACAGATTGACAAACTGCCCGTTCGCGTCGTAATCCACCATGTTTGCCAGAGTTTCAATTGCCGGCCGAACGATCCGCTTGGAGAAATCGTCAATCTGCAATCCATACTCCTGCGACGTGAAGGCCATTGCAAACTGACGCTGCTGTGTCAGCACCAAGGGTACGCTGGTTTCGGTCGAGTCCTCAATGGACAATGCCTGCCCAAGAGAAGTCAGGTAGCGAGGCGGTTTGCGGAGGTTGATGATGTTGCCGATTTTCGCTCCGGGAATTCCGAAGCGGTCGTCGTACTGGCGATCAAAGTGACGCGCCGTGTTCAGTTCATTCACAAGCACAATCATCGCTTCTTGCGTGATCATCAGTGGCGTTAGAAGTGTGTTCACAAGTTATCTCGGTTTTCTGCCAGTCCGCTGAGGCGGTTTCAGTACCGTCGTGCCGCGTCTCTCTCTTTCATTTGAGTCATTCGCGCACGGACATAATCGTCGGGACGCGACTTACTCATTTCAGTGGGAGAATCGGACGATCTTGCGGATGCCCCAGCCACGGGCCTGACGGCTGGAGGGGCGGCACTCAAAGGGCGTTTTACGGGAACTTTCACAGGTTGCGCGACTTCGGCTTCGAGTCCTTGAGAAATGCGCCCAATTGCGACAAATCCCATCTGGGGAGTCATCTCAACCAGTGCGAGCGCTTCATCAGGATTTTTCACGAGGTAGTAGGTCACTGCGGGGCCGTTGGGGAGTTCTTTAATCAGGTTGATAATCGGCTCTGGGAGCTTCATGCCAGCCTTCGTCGCCGCCGTGATAGCTTCATTGAAATCCGGCACCGTCACGGCAAACTCTTTTGCGGTCTCGCTGTACCCACTGTCTCGTGCTTCCTGAATTTCTCCTGCTTCTCGTGCTTCAGCCGTTTTGTCGCGTTCGGCCAGTTTGGCGTCTAAGCGACGGTCAGCCTTCCAGTCAATCAGGGCCTCGTTATACTCGTTCCAATCCTTGTACTTGGTCCCGATATCGCTCTCAAGGGGCTTTGCGGGAGCGTCTGGAGCGGTTTTAACAGGCGTTTCTTCCGTCGCAGCAGGTTTCCCTGCCAAACGGGCTTCGATAGCCTCAAAACGACTCTTGAACTCCACTAACTCTTGCGCCAATGAATCGGCGCGACTTTGAATTTCCCCTTTTTCCCTTGTGAGCTTGTCGATTTTCTTCTGGAATCCGCCTTTGCCTTTCTGTGGTGGTTCCTGCGTGGTTTCCAGTTCCGAGTCTGGAGCGGTCTCGACCTCCGGAGTTTCCTCGGTGGTCACGGGTTCTTCGGTTGCAACTTCGGATTCCGTCTTTACTTCAGGTTCCTTGACGGGCATCGGATCACGCCAGTTGGGAGACACAGCATGGTCGATTTCTTCCTGAGTTGCGGTTGCTGAAGCTACGATGAAGTCAGGCATTAGTCATTCTCCTGGATTGAGGCCGAGTGTACAAAGCCCGCTCGTAGGCCGAAAATTCGCCGTGTACATAGGGGGGTACATGATGCTAAACTTGAGGGCATGAAACGGTTTTGGTGTCGAATATTTAGCCACAAATGGGGTTACTGGCATCCCCGCCCTCTTCCGCAGTGTCCACCATCTATGCCTTGGCTGATGGTTACCCTTGATGAAGAGGAGCGCATTTGTGCTCGCTGCAATCTGAAGGAATGGCGCATTCCAGCTTTCGTTAACAAATTCAAGATTGGTTCTACTGTCCGCATCCGAATGCCTCAGCGGTTCGCTGTGTCCGTTCCTGAGACTGAGAAGGAGCCATAATGCAAATGTTTATCGAAGACCTTCCTCGCCCTGTACATGTCGGATACTCTCTGACGGTAGTGGCTGGTATCGCTCGCGGCGACTGGAAGTCATTAACCTTTGACACTCCCATGGAAGTCAATGCTTTAATCACCCGCATTCACCGCAAGACTGAGAAGGAGTAAACATGCCGGAGATTGACATCGAAGATGTGAATGTCGAATTATTGCAACGCTTCATCGGTCGTCGCGTATCCGCCATTCGGCGCGAACCTGACTCAGGAGAAGACTTTTCCCATGGCAACAATTCCGTCACGATCACGTTTGACGATGAGTCCACCTTGCATTTCATGGGATATGGATATGACGCGTCTGGACTAGATACCACCGTCACTGCCCCGCCTCTGGCTGATTCTCCTGCGCCTGCTCCGCCATCGTCTGCTGGTGGTCCTGATCTGAAGCCTGCGAATCGGCCTGAGTAGCGGCTTGCTGCGCGGCTGCCTGCTGATTGGCGGCGTTCTGATCTGCCTGCATCCCTAAGTCGTGAGCGGTATTATGTAGAACGCTCCACATGTCATGCTCATACTCAAGCCGCGTCTGGGCCAATTGAGCTTTAGTGTTGATCTCCGCAACGGTGATCTGCGTCTCGGCATGGAGTTTCTCGATAGCCATCTTCGCGGCATCCTGCCCTTGCGCGATTTCTTTCTTCGCCTGAGCCTCAACCTGCTTGGTATTGATGATCTGCGTAGCGCTTTGCAACTCCTGCGCCAACTGCTGATGCTGTTGCATCATCTGCTGAAGTTCTGACTGCATCCGGGCATTGTCGGCCTCGGGGTCCGTACCGTCCGCCGGACCAAGAATGTTCGGTGGGATCGTGCGCTTCACGCGCTCCGCAATTTCCTTTGCCTGCTCAAAGTCCAAATCGCTGATCAGGATATCCCCGCAGACGTGCATTAACTCCGGATAAGCTCCAATGAGTTGCATGATGGCCGCTGCCTGCTCTTGCCGCTTGGTCTGGTAGCTTGGGCCGACTGAAACAGTGACATCATAGCGGCCTAACCCAATGTCGTAAATCTTCTTGATCTTGCCGGAATCAATATGCTCTTGCAGTTGCTCTTGGGCATACTGCTTAGCCTGATCCTGCGACATCCCGGACATTGCCCCAGACTTCGAGTTGTAGACCCCTACATGGTCAACCGTCCCATCAGGCTTAATGATTCTGCGAACTGCCGCCGTATCGTAAATGACGGGTATCCACTGAAGCATGATGCGCGTGATTTCACGCTTCGTTCGCGCCAGATTGTCGGAGAAGTTGGAAGTCGCGACATTGCCTTGCCGTTGCAGCGCGACGATAGCCTTGCCAGACTGGTCGGGAGATTTCTGCCCTAGCGACGGGTCGAAAAGCCCCGTTACCGCCTTCATGTCGGTATCGGCGGTGGTCAAAAGATGGCTGATAGCCTCAATCGGCGGTTCCGCTACATCCCGCGTCGGAGGAGCCACGTTGTCTTTGTGGTTGTACTGCAATACATTAACATCGCCACTGTTCGACCGCGCCCATTCGTTCTCTCGCCCTTCCAGTTGCCCCACCGCTGCAACCCACGGCGCTTTTGACGCGATGGCAACCGTTTGCGTAGCCTTTGACAGATGGTAGTTGTAAGCCCTTGCCGGGTCTTTTGCCGTCCTCACCAACCCCGCGAGATACTGCTTACCGTCAATATTCAGGTTGTAGCCGAGAACCGGCACGGAAGGAATCACGCGCCCCGGAACATCATGCTCCTCAAGTTTCTGCACCGCGTTTATCAGCGTCCACACTACTCTCGGAACCTGCTTAGTGCGCGTCTTGATAGCATTTTCGCCCGGTTGCAACTCGCGCACGGTCGTGCCATCGGCTAATCGGTAGATCGTCTCTTCCGTGAACTCGATATGATAATACTCGGCAATTCGTATGGCCTCTTTACTCACCCACTCTTGCGGGGAATCGCCGGTACTGCGGAATTGCTCAAGAGATGCGAAGTCGGTCTGATCGCCATACTTTTCCTTGTAATCGTCTATCGGGATGTCCTCTACAAAGAACCTCCACTTTGCATCAATTTTCAGCGGATGACGTGCGTTAGGATCGTCATATACCGTGAATGGGTTCGGAACGGCTTCAACCTTAATCTCCTGCTGCCACTCATTGTCGGGATCATCATCAATATCTTCCGACCAAAGTCTTAGCCAGCCAAACCCTCCGATAACCATATGCTCGAAAGCAATGTCGTCGCCCACTTCCGCATCGCAGTTGACTTCGACATGCCTCACCAAGCCTTGCAGGATTTCGGCGGTATCCTTGTCGGCCTGATCCCCTACCGGGTTGATGGTTCCCGCTGGCCTCTGCTGGCGCTGCTCGTTTGTGACCTGATTACAAAATGATGCTGTCCGGTTGATGGTCAGCATTACCCTGTTGCCGTAGGCTTTCGCTACATCCGCAGGCCACTGCTCACCAGCCCTAAACTTAAAGTCCTCCAAGGCTTCCCGGCGCGTCTGTGACGTAGCTTCCGCAGAAGCCTTCCATCGCTTCAGGGCAATCTCGATGAACTTCTTGTCACGAGTCTGCGCCTTCTGAACTTCGGAGAGCTCTTTTTTGCCAGGATTCCCTTGGGCGTTACGCAGTTGCTTCATACACTCCCGCAATATCCCCTTCACGGATCAGCAAACGGCTTCCCGGTCCCGTGCCATCCTCGTAGTCGGCATAGCAGTTCCCCGCCCCGGGCACATTTACAACATCCCCCGGCTTAACGCCGCGCACGTTCGGGCCAATCGCCAGCACCTTACAGCGTTTTGGCAGGTAGTGACTCAAAACAGGAGGCTCCAAGCCAGACGACAGGGCAGCGCCTTTGCACTCTTCCGGGATGATGATGTGTTGAAACTCATGCGCGGAGTCAATCCGCTCGACTAGCAGGGCCTTCCGGTTATGCCCTAGCGGTACGAATGTTTTGGGATCAAGTTCAGATAGTCTCACGCCATCACCTTTGGTATACGCGGTACGCGGGGCGCTGATAGTCTTGGCCCCGCGAGAGCCGCAACGGACATCATTTTTACCTTTGAAGGCTGAATCCTGCCCATCTTTGGCACCCCGCTAGGCTGCGCGAACTTCAGTAACGGCTTCGGCATCCCCACTTGCGCCAGCCGTGGCTTACGCAGGCGGAAGGTTCCCGGCGCGTTGACTGACGATGGACTTGAAAGGTAGTTCGCCACTATGCTCTCAACGCCGCTACGCTGACCATCTTCTCCGGCCCATGATGCGGAGCCTTCCGCTTACCTTTCGGGACAACTTTCTCCCCAGCATGGAGCACATATTTGCCCGTCTTCGCAACCTTCCCACCTTTCCTGAATTGCCCAAGCACGGGCATCTCAGGTCCAATAGGCCGAACGGGAGCACCACCAACCGGGTCACCGGGCCAGCGCGGAGGAGCGCCGCCCTGAAGAGGCATTCTCTGCGAAACCGGGCTGGGATACTGCATCGGGGAACGCGCTATCGGCATCATGCTCTTAACCTTTCCACAGAAACCATCTTGTCGTGCTTGCGCTGCATTGCAGCCCCATGCGCTGTTTCCTTGTTTCCGTGCATCGCATTCATATTGTTCAATGCACCAAACGTGTACCTGTCGGCGGCTCTGCCCTTTAACCCCTTCTTACGGGAATTATATAGATGACTCGCTCCTTCGACGCTTCGCATACTGATCTCTCCGCTTCCGGCGCTTGGCCGCTTTGGTCTTGGGTTTCGGACGATACGAGAGGACTTTATCCGCGATACGGTCTAGCTCTGGGGGAGTTTTCATGCTGTCAGTTCCTTGTAGGTGAGATGCTTTCCGACTACCGCAACGACGAAGCTATCCAGCCGTTCCAAGGTGTGACGGCTCACGTTACCGACGTTCAGGCGAAACGTAAACTCATCCACATAGCGATGCAGGTGCTTCTTGGAAACTTGATGGTAGACGCCATATACACCGCGCTTGAGCACAGCCCAAACGGATTCGATGCTGTTCGTGCTGACTCCGTTCTCGGAGTAGATGCCAGCCGTGTGATTGATGGCTTCGTGGCGAAAGAACAGACCGTCAAGGCCGACATAGCCCGTCGCCTCATCAGTAAAGATCGTGGAACCTACTTCGACGTTAGCATGGACAGCCGATTGCAGTGCGGCCATGTCGGTAGCCTCAATCGGCATCGCTACGGTGCGTCCGCCACGCTCCCGAAGCCCTACGACAGCAGTCTTGCCTACGCTGCCGCGTCCAGCCTTGAGTTTCTTGTGCTCGTGCTTATTGCGCTCTTTCCCGCCGATGAAGCACTCGTCTACTTCGACGATGCCACGCAACTTGTCAAGATCATCGCCAGAGCCACAAGCCTCTCTCAGACGTTGAAGCATGAACCATGCCGACTTCTGAGTGACGCCAATCTCTTTCCCCAATTGCAGGCTAGAGATGCCCTTGCGTGCGGTTACAAGCAGGTACATGGCGTAAAGCCACTTGTGCAGGGGGATATGGCTGCGCTCGAAGATCGTCCCTGTACGGATCGTAAAATCGAGGGAACAGGCATTGCAGCGATAGAAGCCAACCTTGGGCTGCTTCCCGATGCGCTCCCGGCTCTTGCATTCAGGGCAGAACGCGCCGTCAGGCCAGAGTCTGGATTCGAGGTAAATCCGTGCTGACTCAGCGGTCGGAAACATCTCAAAAAGTTGGAAGGTGCTAATCGTGCTCTTGCTCATATCCCGCCCTCCGTGCATTGCTGGCAATAGTCCGCACCGTTGTGGCGACTCCAACCCGCTTTCTTGGCATCTTGGCGTAAAGCCTTCAGGCTCGGAGAGTCGATAAAATGCTGGCGCAACACTTCGGTATCGGCGAACAGATCGGGGTAGGTAACCATGCCGTGCTCGTTGTCGCAGAAGATAAACTTGGCTGTGCGGATCATCTGCCTTCCTCTGGAACGTACTTTGTCACGCGCCGTTCAATCTTGATTTCAAACTTGCCGCGAAATCCTATTGAGCGTTCCGCTTCTTCTCTCGTAAACCTAGGCAGATACAGGTCGCGGTCAATGTGCCATGTGCCGTCAGGATGGAGCCACTCGATAACGAACACTTCTTTAGCGTCCATCCCGGACTCCCTTCGTAACACGGTCGAAGAATTGCATGTCCTCGACCGCACCGCGCAGGTGCTCCAGCCCGTCCGCCTTCGGGAGCCGAAAGCGAATCAACCAAGACGGGCCAAAAGTGTTGCGAATTTGCTGGAGATAGTTGGATTGCTCGAAAGAGCCGTAGTCGCCAGTCATCCACGCATCGAGGAGAGGAGACTTCCAGTTTCGACCGTAAAGAGCAGCCCACGCCTTGAGTGCTTCCAGTTGTTCTGTGCTCGGATTCTGTGTGTTTTTCATCGCTTTATCCTCCGTAACCATGCACTCATAGTAGATAACTCGCTGCATTTTGTCAAGAACTTTAGTCGCTTTGTTCTGAAAGGGTTAGCGACTCATGTATATAATTCCCCTTCTTACGGGCTTCATGGCGGAGCGCGGCTTCGAGGAACTTTGGCATTACGAGATGCTGGTGACGTTCGATGACATTACCTGCCAAGTCCCGTTCCAGGCTCTCAGCAGCAAGTTTGACCCGGAAAACGCCTTGAACGTGGCCACAGTAGCCAGCGAGGCCCCATTAGCAAACAGCGCTGAAGGCAGAGTCACCGTATGAGCATTTGAACTGCCGGAAGTGATCACAATCGACAGGTTATCGTCTACTCCTGCCGTAGGCGCTCCCAACGTTATGGAGTCCACGCCAGCGGTCGTGACGATGTAATTGCCCGACTGGTGAGGATTAATCGCATCCGCCGATCCAGTCAACAGGACAGGGAGTCCTTGCATGGCGTCCCCGTCCTTAATGTCTTGCAGAAATGCCGCTTCTACCGCCCCTACGTGCGGTCCTACTCCTCTTGCCATTTCACTCCCCCTTTTCTTCGGATTCGTCCATATCCGGCATTTTGATGTGCAGATGATCCGCTATATGGGACAACAGGGCAGCGCCTTGGCCTTCGGGAAACGAATGTTTCTCAGGGTCATGGTAACTTCCGCTGCCACTGTTGTCGAAGTTGTGCATTACGATGTGTCCGCCGCTTTTGCCTTCCTCAAGCTCGTTCGGCTCGGCTTCGCGGACCTCCATCGACGTGAGCGCCTTCGGCTTACTATGCCGCTCGCCTACCGCTGTTTTCAGTCCAGCCATGGATGTACCCTACGCTTTCGCCGGAACTGACGGAGTCGCGGAGTCGTTGACGTTTAGCAGCACGGTCGCCGTCCCGGACACAGTCGGAGTGCCGGACAGGATCAGGTTGTTGCTGGCATCCAGGCTAGCCGTAATGCCCGGAGGAAGCTGGGAAGGGCTTGTGGGGTCCACGACGGGGGCAACCAGAGGGGCAACGCCGCCAGTAATCGAGGTGAGTACAACCGAACTCTGCACCCCTTGAGCGAATGTAGCGGTTCCAGACGGAGCGCCCTCAGTCAAAGGCGGAGGGGGCGGCGTGGACGGTGTAACGGTGATCACTACGGAAAACTGTACTTGGGACATGATTTCTTCTCCTAAGAGGAAGTAGGCCAATTGCCTGATCTTCTCTTCAAGTTCGTGAAGCTCGTTATGGTGGTGACGACTCATTACTCGCCAAAGGGACGCGGTTGGCCGTTCGGAGTTTCCATGCCCGGTCGGCTCTTGTCGAGGTACTCCCGTTGTCCTGGCTCTGTACCTATCGGATACCCTGCCTGTCGCTGGGCTTCCGCGTCAATCTGTTGCTGATTGGCAGCTAACCCTGAGGCGCCCGTAGACCCTAACCCATACTCCGGGTTGTTGATCAGATGCTTCTGACTCTCCGGCACCGGAATAAACTTCTCCGTTGCAGCCAAGCCCGTACTGTGCCCTCTCCCGGCAAACCCGCCTGCCCGGTGTTCAGCATATGGCAACCCGCCATGCACTGCCCCGGTATTCGCATTCTCCGGCGCAATGTAACTCGGATTCGCTTCCGAAATGCCCTCGCCATTGGTCAGAAATGGCTGGTGGACCGAGGCAAAATGGTTGTCGAACAGTTCCTTGCTTTGGAATATTCGCCCACAACATTCATGCGGCTGGTGGGAAGGGTTTGAATTCAAAGGCTTCTCCGGCGGACGTTGCTTGCCATAGGCCGGATTGATTGCTCTGGTTCTCGGATCGGCGTTCTGTACTGGAACTTCGTTGGGGTTCATAAGATTCTCCTAGTTTCCCTTGCGGGCAAGTTGTGCAACTGCTTCCGGTACTGCTTCGCGTTCAATGATCTCGCTGGTATGTCCAGCCGCAAGCGGTTCGCTGGTAAGATGCCTGTCGGCTAGCTCTCGGCTAGAGAAGATGCGATGACCTACAAGAGCACCTTTGGAATCACGGGTCCGCACTACGAAGGCTGTACTCATTGCCCCATCCAGCTTAAATCCTGTTGGCCTTGCGTGTAGTACTCCTGACGTGGCCTAACTTCCTGCGGTCTCGCTCTCATTTCAGAAATCCGGCTCTCTAGGTACCGCGTGGCATCCATCAGGTGATCATTCACCTTGACCACATGGCCTTTGTCATCCCTGCGGTACAGCCGAAACTCCTGCAACCAGTTTTGCATCGACCGGAATACCTTCAAGCGCCCAGTAGACATTCGGTTCCAAACACCGTACAGCCCTGACTCGACCCCATTATCTGCGAGAGAGAGCTTTAATCCTAACTGGGTGTAGTCATCAAATAACTGCTTCCCGTCTTGTTGGCTTCGCCCCCTTGAGGCAGGGTCAATGAAGCCAGGAATCCAGTCACCGCGCGCCCGAATCCCTACCGCGTTGACGCTTGGTTCTGCCTGAGAGCGGCGATGTTCCCCGACAAGGTACAAAGTATCACTCTGTCCGTCTAGCGCTCCCCATACGGCTGCTGTGCAGTTCCAGCCTACGTCCATGCCGTACCCTTGCGGCCAGTGAGGAGGAATTGCAAACGGATCGACGAGTAAATCAGACTCAGGCACCGGATAGATTGCCCCAGCCCCAAGCTGCGGAATCCCCTTCGACCGCGCATCGCGCTGAAACGGCGGAATAGAGTTCCAAAGGTCTTTCTTCGCCTGCGCGTCTAGGTGAGGCGCATCATCCCACGTCGCCATGACCACGTACTTAGTAGGCTCGGTATAACTGCACGGGCCTTCGTGCGCAGGTGGATGATTGCAATAGGCATCCCCAACGGGCTTGCCGCATACCGCAGTATCCAGTTTCCCGCCGGGAAGAAACTGTAATACCACATCCGACATGCCTTCCAAGGGGGTGAATGTCAGCATTAACATGCCGTTATTAGTCATCGTCCGAATCAGGCATTCCGTGTACACATCCAGCGGGGGTTCTTCGTCAAGCAGGATGATGTCTTGCTCCGTGCCCTCAAACCCTTCGCGGCGCTGATCGTAACTCTTGAAGGTCAGCAGGCTTGTCCCGCCCTTGGCGTGAGTTATGTACACAGAATCAAGCATGTCAGCAATACCACCGGAAGCCCTCACGGTGCGGGCGATTGAATCCCCAGGAATCAACCCTGTTCCCCACTTACCCACAGGCCCGATAAGCTTGTCTTGCAGAATTTCAAATACTTTCTTGCTGGTATTGCCGGCCGCCCACGCTTTCACTGGCCGCGTGAATCTCCGGCCTACCCACCATGCCGGATACTGCCCGGTCAAGTGAAGCGCCAACTCATACCCCCCCACACCCTCAGTTTTGCCAATCCTGTTAGCTGCTAACATCAAGCGTTCTCGGTACTTACTCCCAGCAGCGAAGAATTGAAGGTGTTTAACATACAACTCACGCCGCAATGGTCCACTATCGGGGTAGTAAGTCAGTAGTTTCCGCCTTGCCGTTCGTCGGGTTCTTTCCTGCCTGAGCGCTGCCAATTCTTCCAGCTTCATCAATCGCTCCCGCAAGGCCAAGATCCTGCTCGATTCTGGCAATTCGTTCGTTAAGGCTTGATTCATCTTCTCCCGCAAAGTCTTGCTGCCCACCATCCGCTACAATTCGCTTCTCTACTAACTTGCCATATGCCCGGTCAGACAGCACTTGGAACGCAAAAGCCTGCCCTTTAGCCAGCGCCTTCACGTATGCCTTATAGAGTAATTCTGGATTGTTTTCAAAGACTTGCCGCGCAATCTCTTGCGAAATATCTTTCTTCGGCCTTCCGCAACTCTTCGGCGCAGTCTGAGAGTTCCACGGTGCTACAAGATTCGCTAACCGCCGCGCACGCCCAGCAGCTACCTCCGATGGTGTTTTCTTCGGCTTTTTGCCCGACGTTGCAACTTGGGAATCTGCCTGAGATTCTGCCGTTGCTTCGATTGAGTCAGCGGTTCTCATTGAGGGACACTAGGGGATAGCCGATATACGCCTGGGCCGCGTCCCCTGCCAGTAGCTATGGTTCTCATTAGACTGCGGGGTTACTCGCTCGAAAGGATTTCATGCATAGCCGCGCCCTTATTTGCAGCGAACGAGTAGCCGGTAGATGCTCCTCTTGCCACTGGGGGGATTGAGGGGGCTGAAACCTTGTGCCAAATTCTACGCCAGGGAGGGTTTCGGGAACGTAATGCGCTGGGGAGTTCTGTAAGCGCTGGAAGGGGGTATTAGGGGGGAAGGCTCGGATGACCTTGCTTGAAATCTCTTCCGCTATCATGCGGGACAGTAACGACTGAGCTACTTCCCAAGGGATATGGGTAGTAGGCTTAGTCCCAATTGGCTGATAGTGGGCTAGGAATCCTATGCTTTTAGACACTTAGGGTGTATGTCTTTTAACCCGCATGGCGCGGGGATGCCTGAAGAGGCCGTAAGTACGCTTCAGAAGAAACGCTACTACAAGGGAACGGACTTTGCAAGAACTTTCTACAAAACTGCGCGGACTGCGGCCTCCCTGTCACAGAGGCCGCTGTCCTTGCGTGTGCTTAGTCGCCGAAAATGGAGTGGAGTTCGTCAAGCCGCTCCTGAATCGCGTAGGCGAGCTGCCGGACCTTCGTTGCGTTGGCGAGCACTGATGGCATTTCGTCAGGCTGCCCTGCTGTCCCTTTCTCTGGATGACTCCCCCGCATTTTGTGAAGCATATTCTCGGTCGAAACGAGGCAATCGTTGAGGAGTTTGATGGTTTCGGTTTGGACATCGGCCACGGTAAGCCGCACCACCGCACCATCTTTCAGTGAGGATGATCGGCCAATCTGCCCTGCTTCTGTTCCAAATACTGAATTGCTGTTCATTGCTGTCTTGCTCCTTTGTGCCCTCATTGGGCTTAACACTTTAGGGTAGCGTCACCAGTTCCACTTTCGCTTTATTGATCGCCCGATTCACCGGATGAACCTCGACTCCATCGACGGAGAATGTTACCTTGCCGGGACAGCCGTCACGAACACTGATAGTCTGGCCTTGAATTAGTTGCCCCCATTGGAAATTCCCTTCCGCATGCTGGGTTAGCGCTCCCGCGTCATCGTCACCCAACCCCAGCCAGCAATCTTTCGGGGCGCGCACGACCACGGTATGCAACACTGATGCAGGAAATGGCGCTGGTTCCGGCGGTAACTCACGGACAGTAACGGCGGGTTTGGGGGAGATTCCAGCCACTCGCGGCCCCCAGACCGTCAGCCCGAGCGCCGCGCAGTAACAGGCCAACAGGAGCACAGCTACCCAGAGCGGCCAGCGTACAGGCGGATCGGGCAACGGAGTCGAGTGTTCGGCTATCATTTCCTCTACCGCAATTGCGTCCTCAATAGAACGTTTCTTCCAAAGCCGAGCTAGGCTAGTTGGAATGATGGTGGCAATCGACCCAAACGTTTTCTCAAGAGCCTTTTTATCGCTTTCCAACTTCTCAACTCGCTCCCGCAATTCCTTCACCGCAGTTTCCGTAGCAGTCAGCTTTTTAGGCATTGAAGTTCCTTTCCTCCAAAATTGGGCTAATCGCCCTTCCTGATCACAGCCGCATAGTCCGCGACCCTCCTTCCTGAATTAACCGTAACTGGTAGCCACCCAAGATGCTTCTGCGACCAGTATTTGTCACCAGCCAAGGCCGGGCCTGAGGTTACTTGATACCAGCCACGCAAGATAAGACGGATGCTATGGGCGCTCATAGAAAACTCCTCATTAATCCGTAACCGCTCGATAGTAGTGCTCTCCCGTATGAGGGATTGCCTTAAATACACGCCCAATATGGGGAGCCACTATCCGTCGTGGTTCTTCAAAATCTGCATGTGTAGTTTCTGCCGTTACTTGAAACGGTTGATTTACGTCGATCCGCCAAATGGAGTTTACGATCCCTCCCACCTGCAAGCTGCCCCATGGGGGAGTTCTCAACACAATATATCCACGATTCGCCAGGAGATATTTAGCGCACTCAATCGCTTCTTCTTTGGTGTCTATCGCATTACTCATAATGCAGAACCTTTAGCGCGCAACTTCCTAACTTCAAAAAATCCCGCTAGATCAGGCTCGAATAGCATTATGGCGCGAGAATATCTTGCGGTGAAATCGTTATTCAGCAGAAAAGGTTCTTTGGACTTCAGTTCAATATGATGCCACCACCGCAACCGCTCGAATAGCGCTTTGACGGAGTAATGATCATGGCCAGCGCCCTTTACCTCTCGGCACAAGTTCACGAGTTTTCGGTAAATCAGAGGATTCTCGCGGTGGAACTTCGCAAAGCGTTCGTCGATAGTCAAGTCTCGCTGGGAATAGATCAGATCCAGTTGCTCAGACGTTAGGCCAGCGCCAGGTTCCCGAGCATCACTATGCTGCCATGCCGATGCGCTCATTGCGCCACCTTCATCAACGCTTGCTCGTACTCGTTCGCGCAGGTATAGCAGAGCCAACCAGTTAACTTTTGGAACATATTCTTCACTAGGTGCTCGACGCCACACTTTCGACATTCGCGGACAGGCAAAGATTCTTCGGATCTAGACTGCTCGGAGTTGCAAAGAGTACATTCACTATACATATCGAGTTTAACATCCTCTCGCTTTTCGATGTCATCTTTGCTGTCGCAATGCCTCATGCCGCGCTCCTCGTGAAATACTTCTGTACCGTTCTGTCTAATTTTGGACTGCGGATTACTACCGGCCTTCGCCGCGCCATCCAGAGGGCATTCGCCAGCAAGCAACGCCTACACTTGCTACGACCTTTTACCCTCTGGCGCGGACATTTTGGATTCGAGCACTTCATCAGTAGTACCGCTCCCAGAACTCAGGCACACGCTTGTAGCCCATACTCAGCAGCCATTCTTCGTACACTACTACGTCGATTTCCTGACGCCGTTTCGCAATGCGCTGTGCCTGAGTCAGTTCCATAGCGTTTCGTTATTGCATAACTACGGGTTCGGGTTGATCTTCAGTTTCGGTCTGGACCTCGGGAGCGGGAGCCGCATCGGGTTCGGGCGGCGCGAAGTCTTCGGGCGGCGTGAAGTCTGTTGCCTTCTGCGTCGTCTTCTTGGCCGGCAGGTCGCCAATCTTCACTTTCACTTTCTCATCTATGGACTGCACCCAGCAGTGAACGTCGCCGTGATGATATTCGACCTTCTTGTGTTTCTTCATCAAGGCCAGAAGTTCGTCGTTCAACTCGCCCTCTGCGGTTGTGAGCTTCATACGCTCATCGCGGGTTTCGGCGTACTCTTCTGCCTTGGATTCGAGTTCTTCCAATGAACGATCCTCCATCCCCGGCAATGCACTCTGCTTCGGACCTTTCTTGACTTTCTCTTTCGGTGCTGATTTCTTCTTCGTCGCCATATTCTGAATCCTCCGTGTAGCCTATTAAGTCCCGTTCCGGACCTTCGTCCACTAGAATCTATGCGGTTCAATAGACTACACGCGGGATTCAGTCCCGCGCGTTAATGGCTTACTCCCAGCCTGCCCATTACAATACCAACAAGAACACCCACTCATCGTTTCGCCAGTCTCCTCATTTACGATCCGGTCATCACGAAACCCACCACCGCCGCCACGGCTTCGCCCATGATCAAAAGTCGGATTGACAATGAAGTGGTTCCCTCTCGCGCAAATATTGTGCTGGCGCAAGCGCATCTCTTCGGTGCGGCGTTCGTATTCTGCGCGCCCCTTTGGAGTCGAGCAACAGACCTCGCGCCCGTTAGGATATCGACGCACCGCACCATCGCAAACGAGGTCGTAGCGGAGAGAGTGTTTAGCATTCACAGGCATTATTTATTCCGTGCAAAGCCATTCAATAAAGGATTCAAAACCAGCATCAGGCTCTATCAGTAAAAACGTTTCGTACTTCGGCTCAATCGTATGCTCCCACATCGAACGCGGGAACCGGCAACGCTTGTTAACGGTCGTTTCGATATGCTGTTCCGGGAAATCGCGCTCCAGAACTTCACGTAGTTTTTCTGGCTTATCCTTCGCTGCCGCTAACACTCTTGGGTCACGCCGAATCTCCGGCGAGGTCTGCTTTAAGACCGTAACGCACCCGAGTTTTACTCCGTCAATTTCATTCTCTGGAATCAGTCCGGTCAATTCCAGATAATTCTTCGACACGAGATACAAGTAACTACGGCTCTTTTCCTCCGGCGCGGCGCTCAGTAGCCAATCTTCCCAAGTCTTGAACCCTCCCTGCTCATAGCTCTTATCGACCTTTACACCTACGCAATCTCGCGCTATGGCCGTCCAATTTTGGACTGTCCGTACCCAATCTCGTACACGCTTGTCGCGGCAATTGAAGCACGTGCAAGAATTCCCATGTTCCTTTGGTGCCAGAACTTCTGGGGAACGTTTCGCGAGTGTCTTGCTCATTAATCGAACTCCGTGAAATCACATCGAATCGACTCAGGATTGCCGCGAAAGAAACACATCACGTACTGACGAGCACTTCCTGCCTTGCGCCCCTTCGTAAATTGTCCATTCACACGCAACGGCAGAGAACCGATTGGTGTGAGTAATACGAATTCATTGTAAAGTTTTAATCCGGCGCCCAGCATGGCCGAGGCCGTGGGTTGCCGCATGTCGCGGATAAAACCTTCATCGTCGCGGATGTTCCCCACAACCACTACAGCAAAGCGTTGCGACTTGAGCCGACGCGCGGCAAGTAGCATGATGCGCTGGTACTTGATTACAAATTCTTGCCAGCGATCAAGAGTAGATATGTCGCGTGGATCATCCGAGTAGCGTTCAAGATTCCAGTATGGGGGGCACGTAAACATCAGGTCGTATTCATCTCCCACCATGCTTTCCAGATTCGCGCTGTCGCCGCATATCCAGTGAGGGTTAGGCTGGCAGGGAATGTCGAGCGCCTGTTTCACGTTTGCGTCAATCTGCTCTTTCCGGAGGTCGATGCCCACATACTGGTAGCCGAGCCGTCCAGCTACGATGCCGCGAACACTGCCTCCGGCGAAGGGGTCGAGGATTCCGAGCGTGGGCTTCTCTGGCATGAACCATGAGTAAATCAGTTCGCAAATGACAGGATCAAAGACGCTAGAGGCGTTACCGTCAACGCCTAAAGCATCGCCACGGCCGTCACCGCGCTCACCCTGCGAATAATCCGCCGCTGGCATAGCAGAACCCCCAGGACTCGCCGACCGCCCTAATTCGCCCTGTAAGCCCAAAGCCAGCCAATCCCGTTTCCTATCCTGCCAACGTCCAGCGCGCTGGTCGAGAGTTGTGAATGGAGGTTCTATGAAGCGCTGACACATCGCGCCCCCCGGCAATTTGTCCACAGTTTGATGCCCGAACAGGTCGATTGTCATTGGCGCGTTATCCCTTGCCGTTTGGCTCGACAGTCAAGGCAATTGCAGGGAATACGAGTTACTACCTGACTTTCCGGTGGTTGACAGTTCCCTTCATGCCCGTAATCATACGTGCAATACGTCTCCGCACTAACCGAGATTGCCACACGATTCCCGCATACCCGGCGCGGCAGAACGAACCTCTTTTGCTCATCATACTCAAGACGCATCATGGTACTAACTCCTCCATTCCAATTAGTTCCGAGAATAACGTTACCCTCAAGCAGTGCGGACTGAACCAGATTCGCTCCTTCGCGGAGTTTGCGCGGCCTTGCCCGTCCGCATCGCCTTGTGATCCGTAGCCGCCTATGGCCTTCCAGTGAACACATTCCCACGAGTCCGGCATCGAGTGCTCGCCGTCGTAGCCGCAAAGCGCGATTCGCATTCTTGGATCGCTTCCCCACTCGATAGCCCACTCCCGCACTGCATGGGCGATTTGCAGGTCGTCGGCAGAGTAGAGACCTTCTGTTCTCTCGGCTTCGTCCGCATAAGGTGGATCGAGGAAGACACCCGTAATGCCATGCTTGATCGTTAGCGAAGGGCCGCAGATACGGCTCCAGTCTCCGCAACACACTCGAACATTCCGCAAGCGCTCCGCGAGTTCTTGCATGTAGGCTGTGATCTGCTGGCGCGACCGCGTTCCCGAGGTGAGGTCGCTTAGGCATGGCGACTCCCCTGTTCCCGCGTTCCCGAGGTGAGGTAGCTTACGATGAATTCCTGTTCCCGCGGTCCCGAGGTGAGGTAGCTGTCGGTTTATCCCTGTTCCCGCGTTCCCGAGGTGAGGTAGCTGTGTGCGGCACCATCCTGAACCAATCCAAATACATTGCCCCCATACCCACCATCCTGCAATCTTGGAATCATAGTAATCCGGCTCAACTTTCATCCGCTCTCGAAACTCTTCCTGATGACACAGCCAGAAGTGCCGTGCGTGCTGATCCGCTTCATTGACGGGATTGTCGGCGTGCTCGGCTACTTCGTCCGGCGCGGACTGCACGGCCCTCCAGAAATTCGCCACTAAGCAATCGAGATCGTTGACGGTTTCGGTGTGTGGATCGTGTGGACGTTCGAGCAATACTGCTCCACTCCCAAAGAACGGCTCACAATAATTCGGCACGTTTCCGAAGCGCTGCCAGACTATATCGGCGACTCGCGACTTACCGCCGAACCATGGAAAGGGCGCTTTCACTTCGTTTCCTCTCTCATAATCCTAACTCCCGCGCTTTCTCAGATCGCTTGGCCGCTTTCTTTCTACATTTGAAACACCTAGCGTACTTACTTCGCGTTCGCGTTGTGCAATCTACACACCGGCCCTCTCGCTTCAGCCGATCCGATCGTTTGCGGTTGTACATAGCTGCGGGACTGGATGGAACGCGATTAAGCCCCAGACGCGCCTTTAACTCCTTGATCTCTCCGCGTGTCCTAATATCTGGATTCGGTACGCGCTGCAATTCCGCCAGTCGCATCTTAACTTTTTTCATCCAGTGCATATACGGATGATCGGGCGCGGCGGGATGGATAGACAGGCTCATGCTTTGATTCCGTACCGAGTCATCCATCCCTTTAATTCTGTGTACTCTATTCCCAAGACATCCGCCGTTCGCTCTAGGTTCCCATGATTAAGCGCCAGCGCCCTGACAATGACCGAATTGCGAAAGCGCTCGACTATCTCATCCAATCCGCGATGGTGATGCTGGATATTGCGGTCGATTAATTCCTCGACAGATCGCTGCTGAATAGCGGGAAGAGTCATGCCGCCCTCATCCTCTTGCGCCCCGCGTAGAATGCCGCCACGGTTTCAGGGCGCAACTTCGGAGACAGCGCAGGCAAGTTATCCGCTTCGAGTCGCAGAAGAGTAGCGCGAAACTCAGGAGCCAGGTTCGATTCACCAGCCGCCCACCTGCGCACAGTTTGAATGTCATCTACTCCGAATATCTCCGCAATCTGTGAATTTGTCAGTCCCAATGAATCACGAAGTCGCCTGAGTCGCTCACTAAACTTCATCTGCTCATCTCTCTTTCTGCGAATCGAAGCCAGGGCAAGAACGCTACTCTCTCGATGCTTGGAAGACCACTGCGCTGCTTCTCGACAATCAACTCATCTTCACCCGTTTTCATCTTGCGATCATCAACCGGGCGGTAGATGAGGATAATTACGTCTGGATCATTCTCTAAACTGCCGGACTCTTTCAGGTTGTACTTTACGGGACGATTATTTTCATTGCCGTCTTTAGGCCGCGTCAGTTGGCTTAGAGCGATTACCGGCACTCCAGTATCCTTCGCCAGCGATTGCAGAGCTTTGGAAATCTTCGTGATGCGTTCTCGTTCTTCACGACCATTGGCGTTAATTAATTGGACGTAATCGACGACGATCAGTTTGACATTCTCGCGCCGAATCAAAAGACGTGCCTTCGCCAACAATTTAGAAATTGAGATATTACTTTCCTCTACAACATGCAGCGGCCAGCGCGCCACCTCCATCATTGCTCGCTGAATCTGCATCTTGACTTCGACGGAGAGCCTTCGAGGGAAGCGGATATGATTGAAGTTTATTTGCCCTTCCCCAGCCCAGAGCCTATGAAGCAATGATTCCTTTGGCATTTCGATGGAGAATATTCCGGTGGGAATATCTTGGCGGCAGTTCGCAGCCAGCATTTGTAACGCCAGATTAGTTTTGCCATCTCCGGTTCTTCCACCAATAACCCATAATTCCTTTTCTCGAATTCCAGTAGTGCTTAGATCGAGAGAGGGCACACCGGTAGACAACCCGATAAGATCTGAGTCTCCATCCGCAACGGCGGACCAGCGCGCATATGTTTGGTCAGAAAACTCAAGCACGCGACGTGCGGGCGCTGTATCGCTCCCAGATTGGACTTGCAACATCTGATCGGTCAAATACGATATTGCTTCTGCTGATGACACCCCTTCCGCAAGCTGACCTTGCACAGTGAGGCAGGCGCGGTCAATCTTTCTCTGCGCCGCGTGTTCTTTCACAATGCGAACGTAAGATTTAATTGAACTCAATTCCGAAAGGCCCATCAATAGATCGGCTACATAAGAAGCATCCCCTACCGAAGTTAGTTCCTTCGTCCGGTCCAAGGACGTTACGACTGTGAGAAGATCTATATTGCTAGAGGTTTCCGCCAGCAGGCAGCAGTGGGTGAATATCTTTCGATGTGACTCCAATGAGAAGTCGTCAGAGGTTAATCCCAACACCATCGCCTCATCAAAGGCTTTTGGGTCTATCAGGAATAAACCTAATACACTACGCTCCGCATCGTGGCTAACCTCTGTGCTCATAAACCTTGGGCCTTTCGCGCTTCGAGTTCGCGTTTACGGATTACGCTTTGCGATTCATATCCTGGATCAACCGCTTTATGCCCGTTGCCGTTACCTGTGATCGGGAAGAACCCGCGCCAGCCGCGCATTGTCGATTGATCTATTACGCGGGCAGCATCTTGCCCTTGGATGACGAGCTTTTCTAATTCTGCAATGGCCAACTTTTTCGCCCGATTCGTGAATGGAGCGTTATGCATTTTTCGTCTCATCTCAACGAATCCATCCCAGTTTTCCTTTGGAACCCAAATAGGTAAAAAGTGATTATCTTTTAAGTCTTGTTCTATAAGTCTTGTTAGGGGGTTCGTGGTTGCCGGTTGGTCGGGTTCGTGGTTGCCGGTTGGTATTAGAGTAAGCGGCAATAATTTGCCGGTTGATTCGTGATCGGGGTAGAGGTCTGTGTTGGTTCTGACATTCAGGAGGGTATAGGTATTTTGGGTTATATCTCCAACTTTTCTTCTTCTGATCTCAATGAGGCATAAGCCCTCTAATTCTTTAAGCGCAGAGCGAACAGTTCGCTCTGAACAGTGGCAAAAGTCAGCTATAGTAATCTGGCTCGGCCAACAGGCTGCCGTGTCATTATTTGCATAACGACACAAGAACATATAGACAAGAAGTGAAGAAGATCCCATCTGAGGAGCATATCCATCAATGATTTCATTATTTAGCCAAAGAAAACCGCCACGACGATCTCTAATTTCCATATATTAAGACCCTTTACTGCCCCCGCCTGCCGGGGTCTAGTCGGCAGGACAGGGGCGAAAACCTACGGGCGTAGGCGTAATATTATGAGCATACGCCGCTCGAAAAGTAAAGAACTTTCTTCAGCCAAGTTTCACGCGAACAACCTCCACACGACTACGCCCAGCATTACAACACAGCCAGCCATAACCAGCCGCCAGAACAGTCCAATTTTGGACTCGCGCTTATGCTCGACAGTTGGCCTCCGGTAAAAGTCAGCAATGCTCCAGTGCTCGTCTGGAGTCGGGCGTAGTTCGTCTTTCATCGGTTAAATCCTCCCTTAACCCCGTCGCTGGCCTTGTTTCTTGCCCCGTGGCGCGATAATTACGCCTTACCCCTAGCTAGGCTACCCCTCAGACGCTCTCCGAGGCTCTTAGGCCGTTTTTCGCCTAAAACTGAGCGCCCGGTCCACCCAGGCCCAGAACTCCTCGCTCCGGTCGTGCTTGCGGATCAGAACGTCGATGATCGTGTTCCGAGTCAGGAATCGTAGGTCGCCCTCAAACCAGATCAGTTTTAAGTACGTCATCGGAGTCCTTTCCTTTCATACTTCACAATCCTGTACCGCTCTGCCGGATAATCCTCACGCAATTGTTTGATGTCGAACTCGCAATGATGGCGGCGAACCTGCACAGTATTCGGTAGTAATTGCCACGTCTTAGCATGTAGTTCCAGTTCTTCAATCGCCCACAGGAAGCGAGTCATCTGATTCCTTTCTAGTCAATGGCAGTTTTGATTGAGGCGTGAAGTCGTGCACTATGCGCTGATGTGCTCGCATCCCGGAAAGCGTGCGCGTAACTAATCCGCAGACCTTCTCGGAACTGTACCCAAGTCCTGTAACCAGTGTGCACTCGAATGCCCTTGGTGGTCCCCCGGTCAGAGGATCGAATAAGAAACGGATTATGTCGGAGTGAATCATGCGGGTCTCCAGCCTTCCGCTTTTCTCTTCCGCGCTAGGTCAGGATTAAATACTGGCAGACCAGTAATTGTATGCAAGGTGTGTGGATTGCCTTCACAGTCGCAAGGAACTTGCTGCTGTCCGACCGGCCCCTCAGGACATCCACGATAAGCACGATTTAAGCAGCACGGCGAGTCAGGGCTTCCAGTATTGCGTGAACCTCCGCCGGACATCGGAGAACGATGCTGGTACATCCCAGCCGCCCAACACTCACGCCCGATGCAGTCCGTATCCACAAATGCATAGCGGGTCTTATCGCCTTTGCGTTTAAACAGCACGTTACGCCTCCGTCCCGAACAACTCTGCCTCGACTTCCTCATCCGCCTCTGAGGGCATTACGGCTTTAGATTGTATCGGTTGCACCAGCGACAGTGCCAAGAGTTCGCTCGCTAACTCGCCTAAGAATGTCTCGACTTCACATTCCAACTCTCCGATGCGCCCCTTATCCCGGTAATGCCGTCTAATAAATAATTGCATCCCAAAAGGCACGCGCGGGTCGAAGGACACAAAGTCGCAATACTCCCGCTCCGGCATACACGCTAACTGCGCGTTCATCTGAGGGATATAATCGTCCGGCACAACCCCAGCCTTGAGGTATTCGAGATGCACGCGAGTAGTCGGGCACTTGAACTCTACAAGGCCATCCTGATCTATAGTCCCATCCGGACTAGCTGCGAAGCTCTCTTGTTCTGGGTGAATAATCAGTCCCACGGACTCCACTGATACATCTTGCCTCATTTCGTAAGCCGCTTGCGCGAAGGGCTGCTGCTCGATTCCCCACTCCATCGCTTGATTGACATAGGTATCCATAGAGCGTCCGGTCAAATGCTCCACAACTAACTCCATTAAGTAGTTGTAACGATCAGCCGAATACTCTCCCGGTTTTACTGTGCCGTCTTTCAAAACTTTGCTTTTCAAGCGGCGAATCACATCGCTGCATCGTGAAGCTGTGACGCGCCCACGCCTAGCGGCCAACCATTCAGGCGTGCTCTGCGTGAGATTGCGGAACTCTTGGCGTTCTTTCTTGCTAACCGCCATCATGCGCCGCCTTTCTGTAATTCCTTTTTGCGGCTATTCTTGGCCTTGTTGAGTTGTCGGTATGCTTCGATATCCTGAATTGCTAGTGCCTCACGCCCAGCCGAACGGAATGCAGCCAAAAGACCTTCTTCCGTCTCGCAGCGTCCGATTTCCTCTAACTGAGTCTTAAGCCAAGACTGCTCAACTTGCCCCTCATTGCCATCAGTGTCAACTCCAACAGGGATGTTGAAAATATTCAGGACGATGTACCGCTTGCCGTAGGAGTTCGCCGCCCCAGTGGCATGGGTCGCTGTCATCACAGCGCCGCCCTTCGCTCCCTTCCCATCCGCCGGCATGTCCATTTGATACTTGCGCGTGTGCCCTGCCCGGTGAGATACGTAACAAATCATCCGTACCATTTCTGGGCGCGGTTCGTCGCCATTATTGAACGACAGGCTAAATCCGTGTTTCAGATAGACCGGGCGCACGATCTTATCGACGGCCTTAAATGAAGCATATTTGCTATTCGTTTGAGGATTCGTCAGGTCGGGCGCGATTAGGCCAATTTCACCTTGCGCCGCGCACATTGCTTCATTGAATTGCTGCTCGGCATCGCGGTCCATCGCTCGTTCTTGCAAGGCACTCAGGCGCTCGATAACGTCGATGTTGGCCTTATCCTGAATGGCTAGAGCCAGCAGATCAAAGTGGTTCCGCACTAAAGCTTGCGGCTGGGCGGGTATGTCCTCTGCTATCAGTGACGGTTGCGCGTCAATTGTTTTAGGCATGTCGTTTCTCCAGTCTTACTCTGTGCGCTGCATCTTCCAATGCCTCAGAAAGCGTATCTCCGAGGCCGTCAGGGTGGTCAAATCTCTGCGTTAGAAGGAGCCATACTCCAACCCGCGTAGCATCTCCAGTATCAAATAGAGCTATCTGAATGCCTCGCACATATCCGCCATCTCCTTCAAGACTTGAGCAAAGCGCCCGATCTGCGATTGAACTGAGCATTAAATGCGCCCCCTTTATTAAGCTAGATTCCCGTAATCACAACGCCCATCGCCCGCAACGCCCAGGCCATGACGCGCAAGATGCCATACCAAGCCACGCCACCCGCTACGGTCCAGAACAGTAGCCATGAAACAACGGTGTAACCGGACGATTCGCGTTGCATAAATCGCTCCTCAAAACGGAAGTTTTCGCCAGTCGATCTTTCCCGGCTCTCGCACCGTTCCGTGAGCCAGTTCCATTTCCGCGAACTCCTGATCGGCCTGCTTCTGTCGGATTCCACGCATTGCTTCCCACCACACACGCGATGGCTTGCGCTCAGACAAGGCCCGCAGGAGGAATTGCTGTAGGAGTAATATCGCGGCATGAGTCTGAGAGGTCACAGTTGCGCGCCTTTCTGAATATGGCCACGACAGCGCCCTTCGTCACCGCTAGGCAAAAGCAGAACGACAGCCGCCGCACCGCAGTCGTATCCTTCATCATTGATCCAAGTGCATTCCGCGAAATGCCGCTTCTCCTCTACTGGAAGCAGCCTTGCATGTCCGATGGCGATCTGCTCGTCCATGACTCTCTCTTCCTCGGTTGCGGTCCACACTGCGCCCTGAATCAGCGGGTGCGAGAGAATCTGCTTCGTGTCGTCGGTCATTGTGCTGCCTCCAAATCTTTAACGTTCCATGAGTAGAATCCGCCTAGCATCTTATCAAGGCGAACTCCGCCGTCGATGTCACTGTAAAAAAGTTCTATTTTGGCTACTCCACGACGTCCGCCCTTGTCAGACAATCCGAGTTTAAGCCTAACTTCGTCGCCGACTTTCAACACTCATATCCCCCAATCCCCATCAACAACTCGTAAACCGTACACCGAAACTCAAATTCGTCATCGCTCGGAATCCTTCGGTCCATCGCCACTCTCGCCAGTTCCAGAGCCTTCGGAAAGTCTCCTCGGCACGCATCGAGTACCGCTATCGCTTGCCAGCATGGATCAAGAGGATTCATAAGTTATCGTCCAATTTTGGACTGCTCAGTACCCGACCAAGTAGTAAGCCGGATCGAGTACTCGGCAGTTCAACGTACCTGGGAGGGCGCGATGGGGGCTGCCGAAAACTCTTCGTGAGCGAAACTGGCTTTCATGTCCCGATGCTCTTGCTCGGTGAGTTGATAGCTTGCATGAACCAACATGTAATAGGTAGCATCATCATTCTCGGCGAGCAGAGCCATCCGTGCTGTCTTCAGGATCGTCATTGCTGCTCGATACGATTGATTGCCTTCTAAGACCGTCATATTTCCCCTCCCAGGGTTTGATTAACAACGAAGCGAGTATTGCATGAGGCGGAAAACTTGTCAACTATTATTTTACAGTATTTGTAGTTTGTTTTTTTCCGTTGACAAAAGGGGCGCTCGTATGCAAGAGTAGCATTCATGCAGAAAGCGACGATATACATCGGCCTCCGGATACCGACTGATCTTCAGAAACAGGCTGCGCGGATCGCCGTCCAAGAAGATCGCAATCTTTCTGCAATGATTCGCGTTCTTATTAAGGAAGCGATTCAAGCGCGAAACAGCAATGGAAGGGCGAAATGACCCAGCCGGAACTCTTCGACACAATCAAGCCGACTGCCTTCATTACCTTCACGGTAATCGGCACCCCGCAGCCCCAAGGGTCCAGCCGCGCCTTCATCCCTAAAGGGTGGAAAAGGGCGATCATCACTTCCGATAACTCGAAACTGAAACCCTGGCGCCAAGAGATTTCAGGGACCGCTCAGGTAGCGATGAATCAGTCCAAAATTGGACTGCTCGAAAACATCCCTCTCGCGGTCGAGGCTTCCTTTTTCTTCGATAAGCCGAAGTCTACAAAGAAAGATGTTCGGCACAAGATCACAAAACCAGATCTGGATAAACTGCTGCGTGGTCTTCTGGATTCGCTCACGGGCATTGTGTTTCGAGACGATGCCCAAGTGGTAGCGTGCAGCGTTAGAAAGGGTTTTGGGCTACCGAGTAGGGTAGAGGTGGCAATCTCGAAGGCGTAAGAGTTTTGCCCGGTCGGAAGGCTGGGCAGAAGAGGGGATGTGTGGCGGCTTCGTCCGGTCAGGCGGTCGTTACCTAGGAATGGCGATACGCTGAGGCGAAGGATGGACACCAAGTCGGGTCGCCACGCATCTCTAAATTTGAAGGAGGCAACGAATGAAACAACGAATCGTGATCATGGCGGCGATGCTGCTGGCGGGGTCGTGGTGCTGGGGGCAAATGAAATCACCTGATCAGTTTGGGGGAGCACGGCTTACAGGCAAGGAAATTTGGACCCTCGGACTAGTCACCCGTGACCAGCCTAACGTCGGCGATTGCTTTCAAGTGAACGCGGATTTTCAGTTGAAGGAGATTGACTGTCCGCCGAATGCCACACTATACATTCGTCCGGGCTGTGATGATCCAGAATGTTCCACCAATCGCTCCTTCCAGAAGGGCGCTAACTTTATCGGTGATCTATGTCCAATGGAGGGCGGCACAAATCCGCGGACTCCACTAGCGGAGCCGATAGACGTCCCGGCGATTACGGAAGGTCGCCAAGAGTGCGTGCAGATTCCAAACTGCAATATTTGCGCGGTAGACACTAGAACTAGCGGGAATTCGTGTGGGTGCTGTTCTGAGAATCAGACTGTGCAGGAGCCTACCTGCGTCGACAAATCCCGTATTCTTCAAACCGCCGAGAACGGCAAGCATTGGTGCCATAAACCACAACTATAACCGGGGCGTAACAGCCGAGTAAGCACAGGAGGAGACAATGGCAACGAAGTGGAGCGTACCACCCGCAGGAACGATTGAGTCGGCGATGGACAGTCTGAAGTCCGCCGATCCGAAGATGTTGGCCGCACAAGTACACGAGTTGTATGCAGCCCTCAGTGATGACGAGATTAAGCTTCTCGTGCCAGCACGGGCCTATAACCTTGGCCTGCAAGTTGCCCGGACCATGCTGACTGGGAGCGTGCTGTTGCAGATGAAGGGCGTTGATCCAGGCGAAGTGCTGTAGGCGAAGGGGTGTAACTATGCTGACGGATAAGCAGTTGGATCGAATGTCGTTTCGGATGTACGTGATCTACGTGAAGCGGACAATGCTTGACGGGCGGAATATTTTCGTCCCTCATACGGACATTCGTGGGCACGCAATCGCGTATCCGAGCAAAGCAAGCGCGGCAACCGATCTCTATAACTTACGGACCTACACGGGCAAAAGGCGCGTGACGCTACTCAAGGTCGGGAGAATTTCCTAGTAGGGCATCGGATGAGGAACTGGTGGAGGGGTGAACATGGCAATTGTCGAGTATGTGACTGAAGAAGTTCGGCGGCAGGGGCATGATGTGACCAGTGAAGACGGGTTGCTTCGCGTTGCCTGGATGCTGAAAGCGTGGGTGTATGCCTTGGCTGAGCGTGTCGATGACAGGCTAACCGTGATGGATATAATTAACATCGGGAAATGCGTTGAGCCAATCAAGAACCATGCTGGCATTCGTGACTGCGGCGTACAGGGAAAATCCTACTGAATTGGCTGAACGGTACACTCGACAACCCGATATTTCCGCCGAACGACTTTTGGGGAACTTGGATCGAAAATCCGTAGGCGTGACGATGGGGACGTGCTGTAGGTTCCCGGAAAGAAGGATGCAATGGTTAGAATTTTCATTAAGAAGTTGATCCGCACCAATGGCGATGTGTACCCAGTGACTTTATCGGTACTGGTTGAATCCCCAGAATTGCGGAGTGCTCTGGGTGGCGGCCTCGGCGGAGGTTGCGACGGTGACGATTTGTGCATACCGGAAATAATCGGCTTCGAGAATATTGACCCCGAGCAACCCTGATGCCCCGCAACCCCGTTGAACGAGGAGAGTGTGATGGCAAGACTATTCGGATGGTACCTGCTGTGGCTGTTGAGTCTCGGTAGTTTGACCATCGACGTGAAGTACGATGACGGCCTAGAAATAAAACTCAAAGGCTGGGTCCGAGGTTGAGGAGAGTGTGATGGCTGACCAAAAGGCTGAGTCCGAACAGGCCGAGGAAGTACGAAAACGAGCGCGGCTCTATCTGATCGGAGAAGAGTACAAGCGACTGTCTCCGATTCATGCAATGGTTGACTTCTCCCTCAAGGAGCGTGCGCTTGAGCGGGAGGAGATCGCAAAGAGGCTGAGGGAACGGGCGGCACGCATTAACGCGGAACTCAGTCAGTCGGCAGAAGGAACGATCCATGGGCGAATGCAGCGTCTAGCCGTGGCTGAAGCTTACGAGGTGCTGGCTGACGAACTCTCCGGCAGAGGGAGTAAGGGGAAGGACGGCAATGGCGAAACGAAAAGTTAAATTGATGACCGAACGGCAGGAGATGCTGTGCTTTCAGTACCACGAGCACCTAGAATCTATCTTGAAAGACTTAGAGTGGATTGATAAAGTAATTCCTCGCGAGAGTTCGCGTTATGCTCCGGCTAGTCTATCCAGCGAGCGTGACGCAATTATCCAAGGCCGGAAGCACGATCTGCTCGCATACATCCAAACGATTTGCCGCGACCACATGCTCTATTCTAAGCGATTGTTTGCGATGGGGCGAAAAGACGCTCCGTGGAAACCTGCGCTTAAGCCAGTTAAAAGCGGGGCCACTACACGGCCATATTTCCGCGAAGATCAAGTCGGATGGAAAGATTGAGGAGGGATCGACCATGAGCGACAAGGTTGACAGTGATGCGCCGCGCAAGCCAAGCATCTGCTTGTGTCTCTGTCGGAAGTGTATGCCGGGTAACAGCAGGGTCGGACCAGCGCACCCATTAGCGGGAACACATTGCTGTGGGCCGAAATGTTCCAAGTCAGATGGAGACAGTTTATGACCAAAAAGGTTGAGCAGGGCACGCCGGAGCCGCAGAAGTGGATGGAAAATATGGCGCGAGAGCTTGTAGAAGCGAATGCGGACCGTGGACGAAGCTACGATAACTCCCCGGACTATCTGGCAACTTATGAGATTATCGCCAAGCACTACGCGGCGGCTCAATCTCCCCCATTGCAAGATTGGAAACTTCTCAAGCCCTTTGTCGAGACGTGGGTGTATGACTTGAAGGGTGCCATGAACGGCGACCCGCGCAACTACGAAATAAACTACGACTTAGCCGCAGAAATTATCGCTCGAAGAATCGCGGCGGCTCAAGCTCCCGTTCCTTCGCAACCGCCGATGTCCGAATCGGAATTGGAAGCCATCAAAGAAATCGCAGCAAAGATTCCGCTCATTGAGCATCCCCGAACCTACTCGGGAGCGGCTCACGAACTGTACGACAAACTGGTTAACCTGAAATATAACGACCATAATCGTTGGCGGGTGCAGGTTGAATTGGCTGATGGGACCAAGGCTACCATCGCTGTCACTAACAATTCGGACGGGGAATTGGCACGAGTGCAAATTCGCGGCATGGCTCTGCAACTTCTGGGGCACTATCTGAAATCCGTTCCTTCGCCCAGCACACCGGGGCAGGCAAGGTAAGCGCTGAGGCCACAAAGGAGAAACGCGATGTCTGAGACAGGATCGAAAGCGGTAAAACAGGTTAGGACGCGGCAGATCAATGCCGTACTGGGCGTGATTAAAACTTGGATTGAAACGGAGTCCGGGCCGACGATGGCAACATTTTCCCAGCCCGACCTAAAGTTGAAAATCAAGCTCCGTGGTTACAAGAAGATCATCTTGGAAAGGACGTTCGATTGCGCTCCACAGGAGAAAAAGTAAGTGACTACAGAACTCAAGGTCACGCCTGCTTACGTTGCACGAAGGCTGGAACTCATGGCCGAAAACGGAAAGCCTACCGAGAACGCCGTGATGGAACTGCTGGCGCTGGCGGAGCACCTGAAGGCGATGGACGAATCGGAGGTAGTGATGACAGGATCGAAAGCGGAGTGGCACGGCCTAGAAATACGCAAAGGGGAGTTGTGGGCCCTCTCATACTTCCCTGAAAAGGGATGTCAGGAATGGTGGCTGGCGCTAACAAGAGAGCAGGTACGCACCGCAATTCTTGGCCAGCTGGTGGCTCCCTCCGTGGGCGAGCCTGAATCTATACTGGGTGGGTTCTCACGGCGGTTGCGGTTGGGTGCTCCGGCGGCTCCCTCCGTGGGAGCGACGACGCCGGACGCTGGTATGTTTGGATGGTGGGAACTCTTCTGCAAAGAAGAAGGCTACGAGCGAGACTTCGCGCCGCCAGTCGCGGTAGCCTGCCAATTTGCCAGTTGGTTTGAGTACCGTAAATCCCGAACGGCTTACACTCCACATCCGGGCGTGGGAGTTCCAGC